GTTGTATTAATAGGAAGTGAGATTTTCTTGCTTTCTATTTTTTTTCAATAGATATTTGTAAAATTAAATTATTAAAAAACAACAAAAGATTTAAAACATTATGAAATATAGATTAAAAAGTTCTCCTAAAAGCTCATGGGGTTTTGTTAAAGGAGGTAAAAAGTATACACAGTTTGATAAAACTAAATATAGAGTAGTAGCATATAAAGATATGTCTAATAACTTTATTACAGGCTTATCTAAAGACGATGAAAAGTATTTTGAAGAGAAACTAGGTAAACCTATGGGTTACTTTTCTGCTAGAAGTAATTTTTGGTATGATAGTCCTATTGATTGTTTTGGTGAGATGCACCCAGGATTTTGGTATGATTATGAGGTAAACTTAGATGCTGAAGGAAAAGATCAAGGTAAGATTATTGAGACAGGAGAAGCTGATATTGAGGAAGTATGGAATGAGTTAAGAATTAAGTTCTTAATGGTTAATCCTTCTGTAGCTTATAATAACTCTAACAATGCACAAGCTATGCTAGAACTATCTTCTCTTGCAGAAGTATCTAAACAGAAAGTTGAAAACAGAAGACATAAAGCTGAGGCTTATGCTAAGTATCTCACCCTTACTCCGGAAGATAAGAGAAAATTCTTTACAGTTATTACTGGTAAAAGTGCTGCTAATCTTTTAGATTCTGCTATTGATGAGAGACTTACAGATTATATTGAGGGTTCTCCTACACAATCAGATACTCTAGTAGCACTTATTAATGATCCTTCTGTAGATGAGAAATATAAGTATAACCAACTATTCCTTGCAGGAAACATCATTAAAGATGCTAATGGTTATAAGTTTAATGGTATTCAATTAGGTTTTACATTTGATGAGGTTTATAAGTTCTTAAAAGATAAGAAAAATCAAGAACTTAAAGATCTTATTAGTAAAGCGTATGATAAGATGCTAACAGTATAAGGTATGAATATTATAGAATGGCATCAAGCATTTAAGGTACAACTAGATACTCTAGATACACAGAGTGCTTTACGTTTACAACCTGAAGTGGTTGATGTCTTTCTAAATAAAGCTATCAATAAGATAATGATAGATCTTTATGATTCTTATGAAGAGTCTCAGGAAATGTCTGATGCTATATCTTCACAAACAGTAATCTTAGAAATACCAAACCCAAGTTTTCCCTCACTTACTATAACTCCAACCGGAGTTCCTAATCAATGGAAAGTAAGTATTCCTGATGAGTATTATCACCACTTACAATCTTATGCAACTCTTAAGATAGGTAATGCTACAGGAGTAGTAAGAACAGTTAAACAATTACTTGATACTGAGAATAAAGTATTAAGTAATCCCTTTGAGAGAGCTGATGATACAGAAGTTCCAATCTTCTTTAAAAATGGTGGAATATATGTTTATACACCAGATGGATCTACTCTTGATAAATTTTCAATAACTTATCTAAAGAATCCTATTATTGTCTCGTATAAACAGAATATCAGTAGTGATATTGATGAGTATCTTCATGAGAGAATCATTAATCTTGCAGTGATATATGCACTTGAGACTTATGGTTCTGAAAGGACACCATCTAAAGTGCAAATTAAAGATGTCAATTAAAATAAATTTATAACTAAAAAACAAATTAAAAAAAATGGAACTTTTAAAAGTTTTCGTAGGTGATGGGGCCAATACTGGAACTACTGTTGCTACAATGGTAAAAGGAGACCTTCTGCTTCTTGATGCCACAACTTATGCTGCAGCTACTTCTGGTAGTACTGCAGTTGTAATTGCTGGTAAAAACGATAATGGGGTTTATTATTCTTCTCCAATTACTAACGCTAATGTACTTTACGCAAATCTTAAAAATGATGTTGCTGCAGTTGAGAAAGTAGTTACTGCTGTTGTTGGTACTCTTGATGTAGTAGCTAATACTACTTACACTATTGGAGTACAAATTAAAGAAGATTTGAGGATGGGTACTTACAACAAGAATACTGAAATTCTTTCTTCTTATGTAGCTCCTCCTTCTATTGCTGGTCTTACTGACATTGTACTTAAAGCTGATATGGCTAGTACTATCGCTAAAGGATTTTCTGCTAACCCACTTACTTCTGCTGGCAGTCCTTCTCAACTTGTAAGGGCTATGAGAGTATTCACTGCTCTTCCAACTGGAGCTGAAGATACTGCAGCTACTTTTACATTAACGCCTGGTAGTAAACAAATTACTTGGGTTACTGGAACAGATACTCTTGCTGCAGGTGTTGTTGCTGGTGTTATTCTTAATCTTGGAGATAGTTGGTATCTTGTAGATAAAGTTGATAGTACTAATGGTATTATTACTCTTGATACTGCTTATCAAGGAACTAATACTACTGCTACAAAAAATGCTACAGAAGCTATTACTACTGCTTTTTATGTACCTGTTGCTAATTATCCTGATGGATTCACTTTTAAATTCACTGCAATTGCTCAAACTCAGCAAAACAGATATGATCAATTTAGAATGACTGAATTTATAGTTATCACTCCTAAAGGATTTGATACTTCACTTGCTACTTCACTTGTAGTTACAGAAACAGCTGCAACTCAGCCAATTGGTTCTTATCGTCAAGTTAGGGATCTTGAAGAAAAAGCTTATACTAATAGTAATCCTTTGATTAACTATAGAGAGTTTCCTTTTCAAGATTTTGCTCTTAACGCAAATCCTACTGTAAATACTTATGATATTTTTACAATTACTTATAATGCTGCATCAGGTTATAATTATTTGCAATCTTCAGGAAAAGTATTTCCACAAACTGTAGTGGTTGCTGCTCCTGCTCAATCAAGTGGTCAATTTGATAGAGGAGCATCAGGAAGTTTTGCAAATCTTTTTGATGCTTGGTATTCTGGTGCAAATATTTTTGCAGATATCTAAGAAATAACGTAAACTCAAAATTTAAGAGGGAGGAGAAATCTTCCCTCTTTCTTTTTATATACTTTCGTATAAAAACATATGTTACTATCTAAGATAATATATACCATTCAAGAACTTAGAAGCAAGTTCTCTCAATCAGATGATAACCCACTCTCTGATAGACAAGTACTATTTATCTTGAATTACTACAGATCTTTTCTTATTAGACAAGATATGGAAAAAGGTAGACCTTTATCTCCATTTATTATACAAGAGTTAACTTTAGATTTAGAGAAGGTAGATAAGGGTATTGGCTTTGTTACTAAGGATATGATTCTTAGAACTAAGATTACTATACCTAAGCCTATTGAAGGTCATATGCATGATTACTTAACTTATGTAGGTAGAGCAGATTTTGAAGATAGATGGACACAATTAGATTTACAGTCTCTAAAGTCAGTAAGCTATACTAGACACGCAGGTAGGTTTCCTAGATGGTTTGCTAGAGAGAACTTTATATATGTTAAGTTTCCTCCTACATGTACAACTAGTAAAGTATTAATTAGAGGAGTATTTGAGGAGCCAGAGTTAGTTGCAAAGTTAGCTGGTAAGATAACTCCTTTTGTAGGACAAGAGTGGGACTATCCTATCTCTAATAATATGTTATCTACTATCATTAGAATGCTTGAGGAATCAGAGTTTAAGTTTACCTTTGCTATTCCTAAAGACCATGAAAATGATGGAAGTCAACAGTAAGGGAAATTTCCTTGCTGTACACCCTAACCTAAAAGATCTGCCTTATGATAAAATCATTAAGGAGTTTCAGAAAGTATTATACTCTCACCTATTTAAAGGTAAGACTATAGAAACTTATATAGGTACTTTTGAAGTAATAAGGTTTAAACCTATGAGAGAGTTTAAGAAGAAACCTATAGACTTTAAAGCAACTAGAGAAGAAGGGTTTACTATCAGGCACTTAAATGAGCATACTAATGGTTATGCTTGTATGCTAAACTTTACTCCTAAACCTTTCTTTAGTAGATATAAGTTTAAGACAGTTAGAGTCTTAGCTAGGTCTCTTGCTGCTTATATACTTCAGAATACAGAAGCGTATAAGTTATATTATGAAGTTAGCAAATATAAATACAGTAATATACAGGCTGGAACAACTGGTAGTGGAGCCACTCCCAATAGCTGATTGTTATGAATGGATAGCTGCTGCATTACAGCATATTGGTGGAGATTATCCACAAGTTCTAAAAGATAAAGATCTTGAGATTGTTGATTATAGGGCAGAACTTCCTTGTGATTTAGTTAATTTTTTAAGACTATTAAAGGTTGAAACTCCTGATGGACAACAAGAAACTTTTGTAGAAGAAACTAGGCTTCCTAATTATCTAGAGACTTCTTATATCTATGCTAATAGGAGAGTAAACTTTTATGATCCTACACAACAGTATAATCCCTTTAATAACTCTATTAGACACTCAGTTAATAACTGGTTAACTCCTGAGAATGATTTAACTTGGAACTCAGTTCTTGATTATAGAATTGAGAATAACCACTTCCTATTTAATCTTGAGAAAGGAACTATTACTATACAGTACTGGGCTATTCCTACAGATGAGAATGAGTTACCAATGATTCCAGATACAGAAGCTTTTATAGAAGCTCTAATGTGGTATTGCTGTAAACAATTATCCTATCAAGGATACAAGTTTAAGAACCCAGAGTTTAAGATGATGTTCTTTGAACAGAAGTGGAATAGGTATTGCTTACAAGCTAGAACAGAAGGTAGAATGCCAGACATTCACATGCTACAAAGACTCTCTAATGAGAACATGAGGTTACTACCTATTACTAACCATTACTATACCTCATTCAGGTACTTGGGAATTATGCAACAACAAAATAGACATGGTAGATTTAGATAAGATATGGAAGGAGTAAATAGTTTTGAGAAAGGTTTACATAGGACTAATAGTCCTGTAGAACAACCAGAAGGTAGCTATGTAGATGCCCTTAACTGGATTAGAAATGATAGTGGTAGATTAGTTAATGAAGAACTAGAAGAGCTTGTTAGAACTCTTCCTAACTCTAATTATGAGCTGCTAGGACATACTCCTGTTAATGATTTATTTGTATGTTTATTTAGTGTTGGTCAAACATATTCAGAAATAGGTACTTTTAAAAAAGGAGTTTACGTACCTATTTTTAATGATATTAATCATAGTTATAAATTAAACTTTCAAAAAGAAATAGATTGTGTAGCTAGAATAAATAATCAAAATCAAACAATTGTATATTTTGTAGAAGAAGGTAATCCTATTAGAAGGTTTAATTTAGATACTTATAGTCCAACAAATAATACATACAATACTCTAGAAGATTTTAATCTTCAGTTAACCTTTAAAATGCCTTATTGTACACTAAAAGTTACTGAAGATACAGGAGGGTTATCCTCAGGAGTATACTCAATAGTTTTAAGGTATAGAGATGAAGCTAATAATAAAACTACTTGTAATATTCCAACAAAGTTTATCTCAATAACAGATGATGCTGCACCAATTATTAATGGTAAAAACTTTAGTGATTCTATTGATGGCTGTGCACCTGAGACTATTACTTCTAAAAGTATAGACATTACTTTAAAACATGTTGATACAAACTATAAGTTTATAGAGGTTATAGTTATTACTTATATTGGAATTGCTAATAATCTTACAATTAAAAGTTTAGGTATTTATCCTAATATAAATAATAGTGTAATTAGTTTTTCATCATTACTTCAATTACAAGACTCAGTACCTACTGAAGAAATAACTGAGGTTCCAACATTTTATAATACTGCAAAATCAATAGAACAAAAAGATAATGTATTAATACTATCAAACCTAACTTCTAAAAGATATGATGAAGATTTTCAAAAAGTTGCTGATAATATTGATTTATTCTGGTCTGTAAAAAAATATGACTTACAATCTCCAAGAGCTATAAACTCTATAGCTAGAACAGAACTAAATAGATCTGATGTTTGGGATTATAGGGTAAATTATAATGGTTATGGTGCAAGTGGTGATAATGCACCAACTATTGAATTACCAAGAGATCAAGTAGGTAATAATACAGTTGATAGTACAGATTTTTGGCAAAGTAATATATATCAAGATCCTACTATTCTAAAAGGATTTACTAGAGGAGAAGTATATTCATTCTCAATTACTCCAATATTTAAAGATGGTAGTGTAGGGTTTGCTTATCATATTCCTGGAAAAGTTTCTAATAATCCTTTATTACAAAAACTAGAACCTTGGGTATCTTCAGAAGATTATCCTGACTATATGAATAAACCTTCTGGTACTAAAATTCAACATCATAAAATGCCAGATTTTAATAGAACTGGTCCATTAGGAGGGCATAATTTTAGTGGATATGATTATACAGGAAGTTTTATAAATGTTTTACAAGTTGAGGCAAAGAATGTAAACTTTGGTTCTTTAACTTCTTTAATTCAAGGTTATGTAATTGGTTATCAACAAAGAAATTCTGATTTAAATACTAGAATAATTGATTATGGTTTTATGAGACCATACTTAAAAGCGAAAAAAAGTGATAAGTATAGAAACTCTTTTTTTACAGGAAACTCATATTATTTTAGTTATTATACACCCGGAGATGTTGGACAATCTGATTCATGGTCTGCACAAGAATCTTTTAAGGCAAACTCACCATATGCTCAATACTATTCTATTGATACCTTATATTTAAATAAACAATTAACTTCTAGTTATTCTATTCAAGAAATTGGAAATGGAATAAATCTTATACCTAATTTATATTCAAATGCAGTAAAATCTTCAAGTCTTCCTTTATTAATAGCAAAAAATCAAACAACTGCAAAACAAGCTTTTTTGTATTTATTTTTTGAAGAAGGGAAAACTACATTTATTAGTAACCCTCCTATTAAAAAAATCGATAATACTGAGTATGTACCAAACATATTTAATGATGCTTCTACAACATTTATAGGAGGTTCTAATCAACCTATTGGTATTAAACAAACTTCTAGATTCTGGCATATAGAAGTAGAAACTGGTTTAAAAGCATTTAGTGATGTAGCAATTTCAGATCAAAATGCAGCTACTAGATCTCATCAATATAGAGTACATCAAAATGAAGGAGGTACTAGTGATGATGTGATGCAAATTAATAATTCTCCAAGTATCAGATTAACTAGAATTGTTAATGATATTGGTTTTCAATATGGAAGACTTGAGAATGCTGAATATATACCATCTATTGTAGTATTTGATGATCAAACTTTAAATACTGGAACTACTTCACTTCTTCTTGAGGGAGATACTTATGTATGTAAAACTTTTATGAGAAAGTGGGACTTACTTCATAGTGCAGGTGAAAATATTGTTTCTGAAGAAGCTGATGATGTTATTGAATGGTTAGATGCTCATATGCTTATAGGTATGTATACTGAGACTAAAAATAATTTAACATTAAGATATAAAGAAATTAATGGACCTGATTATTATCCTAAGTATAGAAAGATATGGGGAGCAGATGCTAATAATGCAGGTATTATGAATGCTCCTTATGCTTCAGATACTTTCTCATATAATAAACAATATTCTGCACTTAGTAACATTAAAGTTAATATAGCAGAACCTTTATTTTTTACAGATGTTACACAGTATCCTAATAGAAGTATATACTCTAATAAATCTTTTGAGAGTGAGTTAGTAGATCAGTATAGAATATTTCCTACTAATCAGTTTCATGATATACCTAAAGATAGAGGAGTTATTACAGATACATTTGTATTTAATAATAACTTCTTTCATCATACAGAATTTGGATTATGGCAATCTTACTTTAATCCTAATACAACTCAATCTACTTCTCAAGGAGAGATAGTTCTTGGTAATGGTGGAATATTTCAAATACCATCTAAGCTTGTACTTGATATTAAAGGAGGTTACATGGGTACTAATGATAAGAGTGGTACTAATACCCCATTTGGTAGAGTATTTCTTGATCATTATCAAGGTAAAGTATTCTTATTTGCAGGTGAAGCTCCAGTAGAAATATCTGATTTAGGATTATTTGAGTTTTTTAGAGGATTTGTAAATACTAATGATAAGTATTGTATGGGTTATGATTGGGCTAATAAGAGGCTTTTGATTAGTAACATTAATAAAGATAGAGCAATCTCTTTTTATCCTAAGACCCAAACATGGACATCTAGACATACCTTTGCTCCTACATCTTATCTTACACTTAATAGAGAATCTTATGCTTGGAGAAATCTTAATACTTCTTTCTACAACTTAACTAATTCTCAAGGAATTAGAAAAGATTCTTATATAACTTTTGTAGAGAATACTCAACCTGATGCATTTAAAAGATTTGATAAAATAGAAATAAATACTATGTCAGGAGGCAATCAAGGTATATTTGATCCAGGTTCTATTCCTGATGTTAGTAGTTATACATTCTTAGATAAATCTTTTACTCATATTCATTGTTGGACAGATAGACAAAATAGTACTGAATTGGAGTTTGCATATTCTCATGATTATAATACTAACTTTTTAAATGGTTATGATAATAATAAAGTACCTCTTGTTTATTATAAAAATTCATTTCATGCTGAGTTTCCATTAGATGCAGTTGTAAATCCTTATGTTAATATATTTGATAATAATAATTTACAAACTTCTGCAACTTTTAAATCTCATATGAAAGGTAAGTTTTTGTATACTAAGCTATCGTATAAAAATACAGTTAATAATGGGCTTAATATTCCCCCTGATAAACCTTTAGTATTAAACTACATTAAAACTTACTTTAAATCTACTGTAGCATAATGAAAAATAAAAGAAAATATAAATTCAATAGTGGTATTCAGCAGATTGCAATGGATACTCCAGACTACAGTAAAGCTTATGAATTGCAAGCTGAAGAAGGAGCTAAGAATCAAAAAATACAAAATGCTGCAGGTATGCTTGCAGGACAATATAAAGGAGTTGCTGATGTTGCTAATATGGCAGGAAGTGTAATTAAGAGTCGTAGTAAAAGGAAAGGAGGAGCACAACTAGGTGGAGCTGTAGCTACAGGTGGAGCAGCTGGAGCAGCAGGGTTTAATATAGGAAATAAGATAGCACCAGGACTAGGTGGACTTATAGGAGGAGGAATTGGTTTAATAGGAGGTGGAATTTATGGAGCTTCTAAATCAGGTAAAGAATATACTGAAGGTAAAAGATTACAAGCAGAAGCTGATAGACAAGCTGAGTGGGATAATTATAATAAAGGTTTTAATATTAATGGATCAGCTACTGATGCACAAGCAAGAGTAGCTAAGAAAGGTAAGTATAAACTTAAGACTAAAGAACAAGCTAGAAGAATTGAGTTTGAAAAAGATGAACTTATTCTTGGTCCTAAAAAAGCTGATGGTACTAGAGATAAAATATTTATGTCTAAAAATGGTCCTACACATGAAGAAGGGGGAATTCCTGGTGTAGTTGTACCTAAAAAAATGTATACTAGTGGTACTAAACAACTTATGTCTCAAAGAAAACCTTATAAAAATCCAGAAATTACACCCCCTACTCCATATGAGTTATTACCTAAACCTCCAAAAAGCAGATATGAAAAAGGAGATAAGTATGTAAAAGTTTATGCTGAAGGTAGTAAAGGAGTATCCTTAGCTTTTAGTAGGGGAGAAAAAGATCCTAAAGGAGGATTAACTCAGAAAGGTGTAGACAAATATAACAGAGCTACTGGAGGTAATCTAAAAATGGCTGTTACTACACCTCCATCTAAACTTAAAGCTGGTAGTAAAGCTGCTAATCGTAGAAAGAGTTTTTGTAGTCGAATGAAAGGTATGAAATCTAAATTAACTTCTGCTAAAACAGCAAATGATCCTAATAGTAGAATTAATAAAAGCTTAAGGAAATGGAATTGCTAAATTTGCAAATATGGAATATACACTTAAACATTGTACTCTTTGTGATTTAGATATAACTGAAGATTTTGTAAAATCTTTTAAACCAAAAGATTATGGAAGTCTTCATGGTTTTTGTAGAAGTTGTAGAAAGAAATTAAGAAATCTACAATTAAAAGTAGGAGGTAAAGTTTGTTCTAAATGTTCAGTAGATAAACCATTTGGGGATTTTCCTGTGCATAAAAAAACTTATGATGGTTTTGATAGTTGGTGTAAACAATGTAGAAAAGAATATAGCTATGAAGTTAATCAATCATTAGATACACATTTAAGAAAAAAATTAGCTTCAATAAAAGAAGATAAAAGAAAAATATTTTCAGATTTAACTCTTGAACAGTTAGTTAGTTTATGGAATAAACAGGAGGGCAAATGTGCTATAAGTGGTGTAGAAATGTCTTATCAAAGAAATAAAAGACAACATAATATGAATAATTGTAGTGTAGATAGAATTGATAGTTCTGGTAATTATACTATAGACAATATACAACTTGTATGTTGGATTGTTAATAGAATGAAAGGTGAAAATACTACAGAAGATTTAATTCAATGGTGTAATCATATAATAAATAAACAAAACTGTTAAAACGTAAAATAATATTATGAAATTTAAAATGGGTGGTTCTGGTATACACATTAAGCCAGAGAATAAAGGAAAGTTTACAGCTACTAAAAAAGCTACAGGTAAGAGTACTGAAGAACTTACTCATAGTAAAAATCCCGTTACTAAAAAGAGAGCTATCTTTGCTCAAAATGCTGCTAAGTGGAAACATGAAGATGGAAATAAATCTATAAAAGTAGATAAAAAGATGTGTGGTTCTAAAGGTATGAAGTATGTTGAGGGGACTAAGAGCATTAAGTTTAAAAAGAAAGAGATGATTAAGAGAGCTGATGGTTCTACTTCTCAAAGAGGTTTGTGGGATAACATTAGAGCTAACAAAGGTTCTGGTAAAAAACCTACTCCTGAGATGCTTAAACAAGAAAGAAAAATTAAAGCAGGTAAGTAATGAAATATGTATCTGGTGCTAAAAGCGTAAAACAATATAGAGGGGATGAGAATCTTCCAGAAGCTAAAAATGGTATGAAGAACTGTGGATGTAAACACCCTAAAAGTAAATATAGATATGGTACTAGAGCAGTAGTAATTCCAGAAGGTTCTGCTATTGTTACTGCTAAAAATGGACTTGGTAGAATAGCTGAAAAACTTTGGGAAGAAGATAAACATGAAGAAGTAGAAAAAATTATTAAAGAGATGCCTGAAGATAAACCTACAGGTAAAAAGTATAGATATAAAAATGATGATGGGAATAAGAAATTAAAAAGTTCCTCTGCTCTTGGTTATGTTCCGGCAGGGCAACATAAAGAAAAATATTATGGAAAAGTTGCAGATGCTGATTTTGATAAATTAAGAGCAAATAATCCTTGGTATGATTGGTCAAATTTTGATCCTTCTAGAAAAGGAGATGTTGAAAAATTTCAATCAGCTTTTAATAAACTTTCAGAAAGTTTAGGTAGTAAAGCAAAATTAGAAGTTGATGATAAACTAGGAGAACAAACAGCAACTGCTAAAGTAGATTACATGGGCAATGCTCCTGAGGAAAAAGAAGAGGAAAAAGAAGAAGAAGTTGTTGATGATAAAAAGAAACCTGAATTTAAAATGAAGAAAGGTTTTGATATTCCATCTCTTGCTGAGGCAAGTGCTAAAGCTTCTTTACTTAGTCAAGGAGTAGAAGGTGTTCCTGAGAATTATCTTAATTTAAAAACTCCTACTTATGTTTCTCAACTAGATAGAACTTTAAGAGAAAATGCTGTAGCTGCTAATGCTGCTAAAGAAACTATAAGAGATGCATCAGCTGGTAATGCTGGTAGTTTTCTTTCTAATGTAGCTAATGTTACAGGACAAAGATTTAATGCTAATGCTGCTGCTGTTGGTGATGATACTGTTGCTAGAAATGCTAATATGAATATTGGAGTTGGTATTAAAAATACTGAAGCAGAATTTAATACAGGTCTTAAGAATCAATATGCTCAACAAAGATCAGCTAATAGAGGAGCATATAATAATATGTTAGTATCTTTAGGGCAAAGTGTAGACACTGCTGCTGATGCTTCTAAGTTAATGTCTAATCAAAAAGGAGCTGATAATCAAAGACTTGCTATATTAAAGAGTATGGCAGAAAGTGGTAATTATGATATTACAACTAATCCTGATGGTACTATGGGCTTCTCAGTTAAAAAAGCCAAAGGAGCTAAAAGATTAAAAACATATAAAAGAAAATAAGACATGGGAGTTAATGCATATACAACTAATCTTGGAGTAAGAGAAAGACAAAGTACTTATGTACCTCTACCTTTTGAAGAGATGTACAATGGTTTGCAACAAAAACAAGCTATGTATGATAAAGTTGAGGAGTATGAGAGAGAACAGAAGAAAGCTGTTTCTGCTTTATCTTCACCTTTTGCTGCACATAATAACTACTTAACTTCTTATAAAGATAAGTTTTTAAAAGATGCTATGGCTCTTCATAGTAGTATGCCTGATAAAGGATCTGCAAACTATAGAAGAAAATTAACTGAGTTAGTTGATGGTTATGCTGCAGATCCAAAATTGATTACTATAAACAAATCTAATGCTGCTTGGTTAGAAAGAGTAAAAACTGTTACTAAACAAATGTCTGATGGTAAATACTCTAAAGCAGCAGATATTCCTTACCTATCATTTACTGGAGAAAATCCTGATGGTACTCTTCAAGAATTTGTTTATGCAGGTAATAGAGAAAAAAAAGATTGGCAAAAAATGATTAAGGAAACTATTGAGAAGGTTCCTACTCAAAAGTTTAGTAGAGATATTACAGATAAAAATACTGGAGAAAGAAGAAAAATTTCTACTGAGAGTAAAAGTGCTAGTGCTATTGCTAATAGTCTTTCTACTGTATTAGAAATGGATAGAGAAGCTTTACAAGATATGCAAGTAGAGTTAGGTATTACTGATCCTAAAGAATTTAGTAAGTATATTAATGCACTTGCTAAAAACAATGCTCAATATAACTCTGAACAAGTTCTTGGTTATGAGGGGTCTCTTGTTAAGAGAGCTGATGAGACTGCTGAAAAGAATGCTATGGGAGGAAAAGATTTACTTGGAACTTATGGTAATCCTAATTACAATGCTGATGAGGTAGGTAGTTTGATTTCTGAAGATGGTAAAATTACAGCTTCTAGAAGTCTTCTTAGTGCTGGCTTATCTATGATTAATCCATTTGATAATGTTAATCCTGTACAAGAAAATAGAAAACTATTAAATGAGAAGTATGGTTTGGATAAAGTAATTCAAAACTATAAAGGTCTTGGATATAGTGATGCACAAGCTGAGAAACAAGCTTTGCTCTCTATTAGAACTAGAGGTTCCTCAATGAATCTTGTAGGAACAAGAATTGCTGATGAGAAAACTAGAACTAATGTTGAGAATAATATTATTGCAGCTTGGAATAACTATGGAGTTTATGATGAGAACTCACAACTTTTAGATAGAGAACAAAAAGATGAGTTGTATGCAAAATTAATGGAACAAAAAGGTTTTAATATGCCATTTGTTTCTCATAAATTAGCACCTAATTCAATGTTCCCAGAAGGATATAATATTACCTTCAATGATGGGAAATCTTATAAAATTGGTATGCAAAACTTAGATCCTCTTGCTAAACAAAATCATGAACTTTATAAAGCAGGAGCTAATAGAGAACCAGTTAGATTTGATAATTACTTAAAAGAAGTTAATGGTAAATTAGTTGATGCTGGTCCTCATACAGTTTACACAGACATTGATGCAAATGGACAATTTGTAGTTACAGAAGTACCTGAGAAAGAATAATATGATAGAAAATAACAAACCAACAGTAAGTAAAAGAGTTTTAGATTTTTCACCTGCATCCTTTAATACAGGAATGGAAGGGTCTCAATATAAAAGAGACCTTTCTCCTTTTGAGAAGTCACAAGATGTACTAGCTAGTTCTCAAGGATTTTGGGATGCTAGTGGTAACTTTCTTGCTAACATTGTAGGTAGCACAGCTATTAATACTGCAGGACTTGGTGCAAGTTTATATGGTGTAGGTAAAGCTATTGGTACTGGAGAATTTAAAAATATATGGGATAATGAATTATCTCAAGGTTTAGATAAAGTACAAAAGGGTCTTGATGAGATCACTCCTTTCTACAATTCTGAAAAAGAAGATAAAGCAGGACTCTTTAGTACAGACTATCTTACATCTGCTGGATTCTGGGGTAATACTGTAGGTAAAGGTGTATCCTTTATTGCAGGTGCATACCTTGGTGGAGCTTCTTTAGCTAAGGGTGGTAGTATGGCTCTTAAAGGTATGTCTAGAGCATCTAAGAGTTTTGGTAAACTTGTTAATGGTGAAGAAGCTACTAGTGGCTTAATTAATGCTGCTAAACAAGGTAATATTCCTGGATGGATTGAGAGAGCTGGAAAATCTTCTACAATTAAAAATGCTGCCTCATTTTATGCTCAAAAAATATCTGGCAATATGTTTGAAGCAGGAATGGAAGCTAAGGGAGTTAAGGAAGAAATCCTTAGAGGTAAAGAAGAAGAATATGCTAAATTACATCCTAGTGCTCCTGTAGCCCCTGAGTGGTTAAAGAAAGAATGGGATGAGGATTCTAGTACATTTGGTAATGTAGCTTTTGGACTTAATATGTTACTTCTTCAAATAGATGGTTTAGGACTTAATAAAACCATGTATGGTTATAAGACTACTAAGAGAAGTATTGAAGCTGCTAAAGATGCTGCAGGTAAGTTTGTAGAACTATCTGCTAAGAGAAAGATGCTTAATAAAGCAGGTAGAATTATTGGTGGTGGACTAGAAGAAGCTGCACAGGAAGGTGGCCAATTTATTGTAGAAAAAACTTCTACAGAGTTAGGAGTAAATGATAAAGCTAAGAACTTTGCTGATTATGTTAATGCCGGATTTAAGGGGTTAGAACAAACTCTTGGTACTAAGGAAGGTCAGGAATCTATGCTTGCAGGTTTCCTTCTTGGAGGAGGAGGTAGAGCAGTAGGTGAACTTAAAGGAGCAACTGAAAGAAACTTACAGAATAAAATAGGTATTGAAGCATTGAATAAGTATATGCTTAAAGATACTATTAAACCTCTTGTAGACTTAGCAGGTAAAAGTTTTGATGATGGAAGTGGACAAATTCTTGAGAATGCTACTGAAGTTAATGATAAGAAACTTTTCCATGATACTAAGGCTAAAGACTTCTTTAACTGGGCATCTACTAGAATAGAAATGGGTAGATATGAAGATGCTGTTGATGAACTTACACAACTTAAGAATACTCCTGTAGATGTTCTTGATGGAATTTATCCTAATCATAATCTTACAGAAGCTAAGAAACACATGATGTTTGATGGTCTTCTTAATGATATGAAGGACTTAAATAGTATGCAATCTGATGTAGAAATTAACTTTGGTAATAGTCCTTATAAAAAAAATATCTTAAATACTGCTTACAGAATTAAGAATATTGATAGAAGGATTAAGGAGATGAGTACTAAGGATAAGAGTATGCTTGATATTTATCATGATGAAGATCTGCAAAACCTTCTTGCTGAGAAGGAAGAACTCTCAAGAGATCTTGCAATCTTAATGATGACTAGACCTAAACCATCTAGTAATACTCAGGAAGAAAAAACTGCTGCAGATAATACAGATACTAATAAGGCTCTTGCTCCTACTAATAATACTCCTACAAGTACTCCTGATGATATTGTTAGTAAACAAGAAAGAAAAGAAAATAGTGTAGGTACTAAGATTCCTGGAATGGGAGTTATTACTAACATTAATAATAATATTGCTACTATTAAAGATGAGAAAGGAAATATTACTCATGAAGAATTAGATAATCTTCCTAATGAGGCTTTTGATGAGAAGATATTTACTCCTGAACCTACTGAGGATGATGAGGAAAATAGAATGCTTCCTGATTATAAACATCCTGATACTAAGAAAAAAGATGTATCTTTTGTAGATCCAGAAATTAATACTGAAGACCCTAACTATCAATTCTCTGGTAAAGAAGAATTTGTACAAGTATCAGATTTTGGTTTAACAAATCTAGATAAAATGGATGGTGGGCTTTCTGAAAGTGATGCTGCATTAGTTCCAGAAATTACTGCTCTTAAAGAAGGTATCTTAGATAAACAAGTTGAGTTTGATAATTTAGATTTTAACTACTCACAAGATGATTCTGGTAGAACTTCTGTTACTACTGGTACTAAAGGACAAACTACAAAAAATAAAATAGGATATATTCCTAATATTAATACTCAGTTAGCAGGTAATGCTAAAGAAGGTTCTAAGAGAAGTATTCTTCAGTTTATGATGGATTACTTTAATAAACTTGCAGGAACCAATAGAAAGAAAAATAAGAACTCCTTTATTCCTGTTATTCAAGGAATAAGATCTCTCTTAGAGAAAGCAGGTCTTGATATTACTCCTTATATGAGACCTCATTCTAGAATTAGAAGAGGTGTTACTCAACTTAATGAGGTATTACAAAGTCCTAGATTCTTAGTACAAGGTAAACTTGCTATGTCTTTCTTTAAAGATGGTATCTATCAACCTGATCCTAGCTTACCTAAAGATCTTCAAGATCTTATTAAAACACAACTTCAACTACCTCATAACCAAAATAATCTTGGTACACAATATGTTCTTATGGTTGAAAGGCCAGGACAAAAAGGTGTATATACTTTTATTGGTGTAAAAGGTAGAAAACTTTCTGCTGATGAGAAACAAGCTTATGCTACAAGAATTGCTGAAAACCCACAAGGAGTTGTACAACTATTAAATAAAGAACTATTTATTTCCTCAGAAGGAGATCAGATTCAAGGTAATGATGGTAAGACTTATCCTCTTCACTATGAGTTTGATAGGTATGAAGAAAAGAATGCTAATGGTGAAGTTACTAAAGCAGGTAAGCTTTATGTAAAAAGATTTATTAAGGGTACTATTGATAACTCTCCTATTAAAGATAAGAGAAGAAGTACTATCTCTATTCAAGAAGCTCTTGATAGAGCATCAGTTAGAACTGCTCCTACAGTAGATGAAGCCTTTACTCCAGAGAATCTTGCTAAACTTCAAATAAATACTGATAAACAACTTTTTGATTTATACTTTCAATTTGATGCTAAGAAATTTGTTGCTGAACATCCATTAGAATTTAATGAAGGAGATATTATTAACAAAGCTCAACAAGAGTCTGATGAGAAAAAAGTTTCTGATAATGTAAAGTATTATAATACTATGACTAACAGACTTAAACAACTGGCTGGTCCTTTATATAATAGTATTAAAGAAAAAATAAAAACTTTTCAAGAAAATGGAGAGAAGTTTAAATTTGGTAAAGAAACAGCTTTATTATTTCCTAAAGGACAACAAGAAATTTTAGGTAATCTTCTTTATGAATTTGAAGAAAACTTTAATCCAGAAACAAATGAGTTTCCTATATATTTTTATGAAGATGATATTACTACTGAGCAACCACCTGTTAATACAGGTACTAAAGCTGGTTGGGCAAATAATTTATCTAGTATTAAAAATGAACTTAGTAAATTAAAAAATAAAGAAGAAAAACTTCAATGGTTAGCTGACAATAATTATCTTGATCCATTTACTCAAGATGGTAAAACTAGTAATTATTTAAGAAATGCTACTGGTAGAGTTATTACTAAAATTAAAATTGGAAATATTACTATTCCATTTTACATCTCAACAGGACAAGGTGGAAAAACTGATGTTGAAGTAGATAAATGGTATGTATTTTTTGGACAAGGTAATAATGGATGGTTTAATAAAACATCTGGTCCAGATATGAATAAGCAATATGGTGTAAAAATATTTCAAGATATTGCTAATATACTTAATGAAGTAGGTAGTAAAAAAGATGAATATAAAGTTCATCAAGATAGTAAAGGTTTTATGGATTTAAAATGGACAAATACTGCTGAAGATCAACTTCAAACAGTTATTGATTTTATAACTCCTGTACAACCTACTATTATTAATGGAGAACTAAGAGCTACACCTGAACAAATTATTCAATTAAAACAAAATATACAAACTGTAAAAGATAGAGTAACTGCAGAACTAACTGCTTTAGAAAACAAACAAGTTACTCAACAACCTACTGAAGATAATAAATTAACTGTTAATGTTGCTAAACAAATAGAAACAGCTTTATTAAATAATGTTGATATTGATAATATTGTAGACAGAGTTAAAGACGCTAAAGAAATAATAGCAGCATTTGATTGGGCATTAAAAAGTTTTCCAGAATCTGTTATTAGTGAATTTGTTAAAGGAAGTATTTCAGCAAGAGATCAATTATTATCTCAAGTAAGAAGTTTTATTAAACAAAATGAACAACCTACTCAAGAACCAGAAGTAATTATTGTAGGTAAAGCTAAGATTATTAAGAATTCTGATGGTACTTATGCTGTTCTTGATGAGAATGATGAAGTAATGTTAGAAGGAGGTACTATTGAAGAAGCTAACCAAGCAGCAAAAAACATTAATGATTTTGATGAACTTTTTGGTCAAGGTAATACTCAAGGTAAAGATGATTTAGATCCTGATACTAAAGCTAAACTTCTTAAAGAGATTGAAGAAACAGCTCCTGAGGAGAAAGAAAAGATTCTTAGAGAAGTTGCAGTATTTGAGAATGAGTTAGCTAGAATACTTCCAGGAATTAAGGTTAATATAGACTTTACTAAAGGACATTCTTATTATAGAAATGCAGTTATTACTCTAACCTCTGGACAAGTTAGTAGAGCTAAGTGGCATGAAGCTTTTCATGCTATCTTTGATTGCTTTAGTCCTGAGGAAAAGAATAGAGCTATTAGGATTGCAGCTGAGAACTTTGCTATTAATCCTACAGAACTCTTAATGTACAAAACATTTTATGATGAGTTATATAATAAAGAGTTAGCCTTATTTCAAAGTAAGCAAACTAGTAAGGAACCTAAGAAACTAACTGAGGAAGAACTTGTTAGAATTATGTATGAGGAAAAGATTGCTGATCTTTTCCAAGATTACATGGAAAATAGACCTGTAGAAAGAGGATTGTTTCAAAGATTCTTTGATGCTATTGCTAAGTTTATTATGCATATACTTGGTAGAACTGATGAAGCACCATTTACTGCATTATTTGATAGTATTAATAGAGGAGATTTTGCTAATAGAAATCCTAATCTAGGACAAGAAGGTATTAAATTAAAATTACCAAACTCTTCTTCTGCACAATCAAGACAACTTGTTGCTAATCTTGGTGTACAAACTATTCAAGAATTAAGAGATTCTCCTAGAACAGATGTAGGAATATTTATTAAGGGACAGATTGAGAAGTACAGAACTATGTACTCTAATAATATTAGTGCTAAAATTACTGATTTAAAAAAGAAATTAGTTAGTGGAAGTATTACTAAAGAACAACTTATAGAACAAGTTAGAATACTAACTAATACTAGACAGATTATAGATATTAATAATCTATATCCTCCTATGCTTGCTGCAGAAAATGAGACTTTAATTATTGATGCAGTTAAGAAGTTTGGTAACCTTACTGATAAATATGAGGTAGAACTTGAGGAGAATGATGAAGATAATACAGAAGCTATTAAGAATCTTTCCTTAATGGAAAGTAATATGGATGAACTTATTGAAGCTCAAGCTGTACAACAGAGAATCTCTTATCTCCACTATCTTGATGAGAGTGGAATGGTTACTGCAGTTGATGGTAAATCTCTTTATGATAACTTAAAGATGAATCTTGAGGGTCTTGAGAATGAGCAATTTATTCCTGTACTTGAGAAACTAGCTAGTAGTAAAAAAGAAACTCCTTATACTAAGAGTATGAAAGAGTTCTTAAAACTCTTTAAAGCTGATCAAACATTTAGAACCCAATGTTACAATGCATTTTCTAATTACTTTGTACCATCATACTCATCTAAGATTGATATTGCAGCTACACTAGTTGATGAAGAAACAGGAAAATCTACTAGAGGATTTGAGAGTAAAGTTTATGCTAATAATGCTGAGAACTATGTTGAGACTCAAATGGATACTTGGAGAGCACAACTCTTCGGTAAAACTTTAGAAAGGATTGAAAGTCCAGAAGACTTATTAAAATACATTACCATTCAGGATGAGGTATTTGATAGTCCTGCAGGAATTCCACTTATTGAATCTCTTATTAACTCTATTAATAATAAACTAGCTACTAGAACTTCAGTAGATATTATTAACATGATTACTACTGGTAAGGATAATATTACCTTACAAAAACTAGCTGCTGAGAATATTCAATACAGAATGGATCTTGGAGACCTTACTTATAAGTTTGGTGGTAAAAACTTCTACTCTATGCTTAAACAAAATTATGTGTTTAAACAACTTAAGAATTCTGAGAAGTATAAAGGTAAGTGGGGAGTATTTACTGGTGTAAACTTTAGATTAAAAACTGATAGTAAAGCTGAACAAGAACTTTATAAAGAAATAGATCCTGCTACATATTTCTTAACCAACTTACAACTTTATGGTGACCAAGATAAAAATGGAAATAGCTGGTATATTCCACAACAGATGGAAAATAAGAGTACTGTAGTTATTGTTAAAGGTAAAGGTAAAAGTAAAACTGACTTAAGTCCTGCTATAACTGAAGAGATTACTAGACAGACTGCATTAATTGATAGGTATATTAAAGAACTTAAATCCGGTAAATCTCTTATTAAAGGATTTCACACTTATGATAAAGTTCCTGCTGAGATTAAAAGTTTAAAAAACTTTGCTAATACTCCTGAATTTATTTCTTCTCTTATTGAGAAAGGAGTTAAAAGAGAGTTGCTTCCAAGAGCATATCAGTATATAAATATTGTTGGTGCTAATGAAACTCTTTCTACTCAGAAACCTACTTATAATGAAAGTCTAACTTTAAATTTTATTAGAGATGAAGTTTTAGATATTAAAGATATTATTACTGAGTTAGGTCTTCCTGATGAAATATTAGCTAAAACACTTAAGATTGGTAAACAAGAAGACGTTAATAAAACTTTAATAAATTTTGCAATCTCTCAATACTTAAATAGGATGGAGATGCTTGCTGCTATGAATCCTGAGTTAACAAAGTATAAAGACTTTGTAGATATTACTAAGAGAGGTGCAGGTCTTCTTCTTGCTGGACCTTCTCATTATAATGCTGATAGACCTGCAACTTTTGGAACAGTAGTTCTTAAAGATGTAGAGTATACTATTAATAAAAATACTATGGAGAGAGATTCTCTTGATGGATTAATAGATGAAGAAGAAATAAAAGAAAAGAAAAAATTACTTAAGGAAATAAAAGCTACTGATGGTCAGAGTATTGAGACTATTGGTAGAAGATTAGATAGACACCTTAGACTTGGTAGAGCATCTGAAGATCCTAATAATGATTTTTATAAGAAAGCAGAAATACTACAAGCTTATAAAGATGATGATAGAGCTAAGATTGCTGAATTAGATAGTGGTGATATGGCTCTAATGGTAGATAAGACTGGAGGATTTGATGGAAAGAAATATATTAAAACTTCCATATTTCCTCTTACTAGAAGTTTTACTTCTATGCAAGTACCTGCTGGTACTGAAGGGGCTGTAGTAGATACTTATAATGGTAAATCTTATCTTCCTTATCCTCATAGAATTGAATCTTATAACCAGTTTAATAAGTTACAAGCTCTTGAAGTTGAGGTAACTAATACTAAAAGAGCTAGTGGTGAGATTAAGAAAACAGATAATATATATTTTGAAGCTCATTTTGCTAGTGCTATTAAGTTAGGACTAACTGATATTAATCCATTAGATGCTGAGAAATATGAGTACTCAGAATATAATAATGCTGATTACAGACTTCAACAGGAGAATCCATCTGGTAAAGATGAGATTAAAGATGGCACTCAATTAATTCAACTTATTGGTGCATTCCTTCCTGATGATATACAGTTCTCAGGAGACTTTAAAGAATATATAGGACCTAATGCTAGACAAGAAATTCTTAAAGATATGTCAAGAATGTTGGCAGATCTTAGAGAGTTTGATAGAAGAATGATTCCTAATGCTTTTAAAAAGCTACAACTTCTTGGAGAAAAGAATGGAGGTATTTATGTACCATTTATTAAGTATCTACAAGATAGTAAAGAAACTTCTTCTGGTTCTGATAATGATTCTGAGTTTCTAGCTTCTAAGGATGGAGAGTTTATCTACTCTCAGAATATGCCAAACCTTATTAATGGTTATGAGCAAGCATTTATATCCTACTTTAATAAGAATCTATTCTCTCAAAAAACTCCAGGAGGTAAGGCAACTCTAGTAGCTGCTACTTATTCTGAGGTTATGGAACTTAATGGTGAAGTAATTAGTACTTGGGAATTTGAGAATAAACTTACTGCTGAAGAAAGAGCACAAGTAACTACAAGACCTCTTAAGTGTCATAAACCTAGTGGTAATCTTGAAGATACTTATGCTGAGGTTGTTTTATCTGAGGAATACCTTGAAGATATTCTTGATATTAGTCTTGAGGAGTACCACAACTTAGCTAGTGAGATGAAGGAGAAAGTTAAAACTATTCTAGGTTTCAGGATTCCTACTCAGTCTCACCATTCTATGATGCCTTGTAAGGTAGTAGATTTTGCACCTAGACATTATGGTTCAATAGTTATTGCTCCTGCAGAAATTACTTATCTCTCAGGTGCTGATTATGATGTGGATAGTTTATTCTTTCAAAGATATGGTTTCTATAAAAATAAAGAAGGTAAATTAGGTCAAGTACAACTAGATGCTAATACTTACTTCTCTACAATTATGGATAACAAGATTGTTAAGGATTACATGAAGATGAATAATCCAGAGTTAGATGTTATTAAAGTAGACATTGCTAAAAATAAAGCTGCTGTTAAAGCTTATAATATTAAACTTAGAGAATATGAAACTAATCCTCCGTCAAATTTAGAGCTTATAAAAAGTGCACAATTTAATTTAGCTGAGGCTAAAAGTTATATAAAACTTAGACAAAGAGATTTATATAATCAAAGTAGACAAGCACTTACAAGTATACTTGAGACATTAGGTTTTCCAACTACTGAAAAAGAGTTTAGAGCTTTAGATAGTAAAGAAAAAGCTACTTTTATTAAGGATTATAGTAATAACTCACTTCTTTCTACACGTTTAAATATTCTTACTTCTAGTTTTGAAGGTAAGTTTGCTCCTGCTATTGATAAGTTTCAAGAAATATCTAAAATAGATGAAGGTAAATTTGCTAAGTATTTTCCTAAAGCTAAGGAATCTAAGATATATACCTCATTTGTTACATTCTTTAAACACTATCTAAATAACTACTCAGGAGGTAGAGCTATTGGTGCATCAGCAAATGGTAATAAAGTATTTGCTAACTTGCATGCTACTAATAGTACTATCTCTGAGACTCTTAAAGGTGATCTTGTAAGAAGTATTAATAGAGAACTATTTACTGATACTAATCAAATATATGGTGTAGATTGTCCATTTATAGAGGTAGATGGGAAAATAAGATTTGGTGTTTTAGGTAGTGATTCTAAAGCAGATAATCTTTCTTCTGCAGTATCTATGACTGTAGATAATGTTAAGGAACAGACTCTTGTTAAGTTTAACTTAAATGATAAAACTATGCCACTACTTACTACTGCTTTTGGTATAGGTATTGGTAATAATGTAATGGCAGCATTCCTATTAAATCCAATAACAAAACTATTCTCTCAAACTTTCATGAAGAAATCTTCTGCATTTGGAGAGAAAGGAGTTACTATGAGAACTGTTATTGCTGGTATGCAAACTGATGTACAAACTGAGTATTCTAGACCAGTTGATGCTGAAGGACTTTATCAAATAAATCAATCTAACTTAAATGATTTCTTAAGTGATGCTACAGAAGATACTGCTAGAAAACTAGAGATACTTACTAAGTTTGTAAATGGAGATATTAAACTACAACAACTTGAGGATGCAGATAAACAATTTATAGAAAGACAATTTGCATTACTTGATTTATACTCAAGTATTGCTGAGATTGCTGAAGACTCATTTGTAATTAATACTCTATTAAACTTAAATAAAGAACTTGGAGAACAATCTTCTGATGTAGATTATGTTCTTGCTAGATTTGATAAAGCTAAAAAAGGTGATGATCCTGAGGGGATGCCTCCATCAAGATTCTCATTTGATTATAAAATAACTTCTTCTGTACAAGCTAATATTAATAGTGTTGTTACAGCAAAAAAACTTCTTGATGAGAATTTATTATTCTATGGAGAAAACATGCAAGAACTATTTAAGAATGTAGATAATGTATGTTTAGGAACTCCTAATAGTAAATCAGATTTTGAGAGTAGAGTAGAGATGAAGAAAGAATTCTTGAACTTTCTTACTATTAGAGCTTACTCTAGATTTAATCAAAGTTCTATGGATATTAATAATCTTGATTTGATTAAGGGAGGACTTGTTAAAATGTATGAGGAAAATAAAGATGCTATTCTTAAATATCCTTTTGGACAAATGCTTAAGCCTCTTGAACCTACAAGACAATATCCATTTGGAAGACTTGGTGTAGATTCTTTTAAGAAACTAGATCCAAGAAAGAAAGATGATATTATGGATAGTTTTGCAGGTATGCTTATTGATCCAGAAACTAAAGAGTTTGCAATTGGATTACTATCCTTTATAGCTTCTCATGATAACTTTAGATTCTTAGGACAATCTGCAGTATCATTTATGAGACCAAGTATCTTTAATGCTCTTAATGAGATTGTTAAAGGAACAGATTCTTTAGATGGTGTAGAAGAGTTCTTTGTACAAACAGATAAAGGTAAAGTTATAGATACACAGAAAGTAGCATCTAGTTTAACTGATGATGGAAACTTTGATAAACTGTTTAAAGATTATCTCTCATTCTGGTTCTCTGATAATAGAAATGCTAAGAAACTTGATAAACTTACAAGTAAATTACTTAAGAGTAAAGGTGGAGAACTTTATATAGAAACTAAAGATATTAAGAATATTCCTTTAGTAACATTCTTTAGTACTGAAGATGGTAGAGTTCCTGTAATATTAGAAGGTAAGGCAGGAGGTAAAGCTTACTATAAAGTTATTAGAAGACCTAAGAATGGAACTAGTTTAAAACTTTATCAACTTACTAATACTGATAGTGCAAACTTTATTGATAGTGCTGCTAAAGCAACAACTCCTAGTCCTGAGGTTACTGCAAAAATCATTAGTATGATTAATAGCATAACTACTCTTCCAAGATTAGAAGGATATATAGAAACTCAGAAAACTCAGTTTGATGCTCTTAATGATGAGATTATAAATGCTCTTAATGCTAAAAGAGCTGCATTAGGAAATGTAACTACTACTCCAACATCTACTCAACCAAATAATACAAATAAACCTGAATTTGATAAACTTCCAAGTAAGTCTGCAACACCTACTATGACTTATGCAGGTATAGGATCTAGACAATCTCCACAAGATGTTCTTAATTTAATGACTGAAGCTGCTAAATATCTTGAAACTAAAGGTTACACACTTAATACAGGAGTAACTTTTAATGGAAAAGAAGAAGGAGCTGATGGAGCATTCTCTAAAGGAACTTCTAAAAAGAATTTATTTTCTCCAGAAAATCAAGGTTCTAGAACAAAAGAACAAACTATTGCTAAAGAAGTTCATCCTAATCCAAATGCTTTATCAGCTGCTGCATTAAAACTTATGGCTAGAAATACTAATCAAGTATTTGGTGAGAATTTAGATACTCCTGTAGATTTTGTTTTATTCTATGCTAAAGAAAGTGGAGGTATCAGACCTGAAGGTGGTACTGGACAAGCTGTAGAAATGGCTAGAAGAAAAGGTATTCCTACTATTAATATGGCTGATGATAATTGGAGAGATCAATTAAAAACAGTTATTAGTAAAAAAACTACTAAACCATCTGAAGTTAAACCAGTAGTAACACAAACTAATATACCTCCTGTACCAACAGGAAAAGCGTCTTTTAGTTATAAAAATAAAGAAATTGCTACTGAGTTTCCTTTATCTCAAGATCAAAATACAGCTCTTGGTAAACTTGTAGATTTTGTAAATGCTCCTAGTAAAGATGTTATAACTCTTGAAGGTGCAGCTGGTACAGGTAAAACTACAATCATTGGATATTTGCAAAAGTATTTTAAAGACTCTTCAAGTTTTGTTTATATGGCTCCTACACATGCAGCCACTGCAGAACTTGCTTTTGCTACTGTTAAAACAGGTAATAACTCTCTTCCTGCAACAATACAAAGTTCTATTACTACTGATAAAATAACTAAACAACCAACTTTTACTGTAAAAATTAGAAGACGATTGGGAATAAATCCAGTTATTGTTGTTGATGAAAGTTCAATGCTTGGAGAAAAAGAAATCAAAGATCTTTTGATTGCTTCTAAAAATAATGGAGTTAAAGTTATTTTTATGGGAGATGAGAAACAGATTCCTAAAGTAATGCCTTCGGCAAAAGATGTTAAAGCTCTTTCACCGGCATTTACTGATTTTGATAAAGTTAGTTTACAATATGTTCATAGAACTAGCAATCAAAATATTTTATCTCTTCTTTCTGAAATGAGGAATAGTAAAACTTTTAATGTTCCTAGACCTGCAGAAAATACTAACTCTTTGCAATTCTTAGATAACTTTATTGAGTTTAAACAAAAGTTTATTGATGATTTAATGGTAGATCCTGAGAATACAGTAATGATTACTTATACCAATAGAGCAGTTAAAGATTATAATACTGATGCAAGAAAAGCTTTTGGTAGAGAAGGTGACCCAGTTGTTGGAGATGTTATTACTGGATACTTAGGGTATGCTAGTAAACAGATTGAGAAAAAAGATATTGCTAATAGTATTCAATATACTATTACAGGAATCTTAAATAATGGTTCAGCAAAAGTTATTCAAGCAGAATCTTCAAGGTTGAAAAAACTTGCAGAAAGTGGTATTGAAGTTCCTCATGAGGCAACTACAATTTATTATCAACTATCAAGAAATGATAGTTTTGCTTTTGATGATTTAACTCTTGATGATTATCAAAATAATAATAAATATGTTTCTGGTATTTTTAGAGATTTACATAATATAACTCAAGCATTCTTAAATAAACAAGCTAGATATGAAGATTTACTAGCAGCTCAAGCTAGTGTTTCTGAGCAAATGAGAAAAATTTCTCTTGGTCAAAATTACATCTACAATCCTAAAACTGATAGAATGGAAATATTTGATCAGATGACTCATGAAAGTATTGATTCTAAATTAAAAGTTGAGAAGGATATAGATTATGGGCATGCTATAACTATACATAAATCTCAAGGTACAACTATTGGTAATGTATACTTTGATTTAGCTTCTGTTAAAAGAATTAGTGATCTTAAAATTGTAGATAAAGCAGGTAACATTGTTACTACTGAAAAACAAGCTCTTGCTTATGTAGGTTTATCTAGAAGTAAGAATAAACTTATAGTATTTGATGGTGCTGGACAAGTAGGAATTAATTTTTTTAATGAAGATGAAGATGGTAATGTTCCTTCTAAAGAATCTTATACACCTACTAAAGAAGAACTTACAAACCTAAAACCAGCATTTAATCCTTGGGGAAATATTCCACCAACAGGTAATGGAGGACCTATTATGGCAAAACTAAATAGAAGTCTATTTGGATTACCAGAACCTCAAGATGCTGGTCCTAAGCAAGTTAATGTTGATGCTGTTAATATTGTTATTGATAAAATAAAATCTAACTTTGCATTGTATAAAGATGTTCTAGGTGTTGAAAACGTAGAACAGTTAGATAACATGAATAGCTCTCAAGTAGCTACCTTAATTAAAAACTTTTGTAAGATATGAAATTAAATAAAAAAATTATAGATCTTCTAAATTATAGAATTCAACAAGAAGAAGCATCAGCTAGAGTTTATGAACAATTTGCTTTATGGTTAGATGATAAAGGTTTTAAAAACTTTGCAGCATTGTATTACAAGTATGCTCATGAAGAGTTGACTCATGCTAAATTTGCTAAAGATCATCTTCTTGCATTTGGTGTGCAACCGGAGTTAACAAAACTTCCTGCTCCTGATTATGAGTTTAATTCTTTAAAAGATATTCTAGAACTTACCTTAGAACATGAGCAAGAAATTACTAGGCAATGTAATGAGTTAACTAAGACTGCTGCTGCTTTAGATGATTTTCCAACTATGACTTTAGGTATGAAGTATTGTGCTGAGCAAGTAGAAGAACTTGATAAAGCTCAAACTTTTGTAGATCAAATGGAAACCTTTGGTGATTCTAAAGAAGTTATGATTACTCTTGAGCACAATGTTAAAGACATGCTATGATTAGTTGTCCAAATAAAAACTCTAAAGCTTGGAAATCTCTTGTAACTGCAAGAGGTGAGGAGATGTCTTATGTATTATGGAATGCTTATGATGGAGATGTTCCTGAAAGTGAGTATTTTGTTGAGGAAGAACCTTCTGTACCTAAGTTTAAATTAGAGAATAAACCTGTATATACCTTAGAAGAAAATCCTGAAAGGAAACAAAGATTTCTTGAACAACTTAAAGTAGGTAATGCTATCTCATTTGAGTATTGGAGTAATATTTCTAAAGAAAGAGCTAAAAGAAGAAGTATTACAGTAATGGATTATGATCTGGATGCTGGATTTATTGTAGGATATGAGGATGGTGTTGAGAAGAAATTTTTAATTAATAATATAATTGATAGAACTAATCCTCTATCTAATAGATTAAATAATGAAGAAGTTGTAGAGTTTACATCATCATTAGAAGTAGGTAAAGCAGTAAGTTTCTTTGATGACTTGAGTGGTAATGTTGCAGAAAGAATACTTCTTGTAGAATCTTTTGATGAAGATGGAGTTACAGGTATTGATGTAACTTCTGAAGAAAAAGTTACTATTCCTTATACTAGTATTGTACAAAGAGATACTATTGAGAATGAGCAGAAAGTTTCTGATTATGTAAGAAAGATTAGAGGTGTAATCTCTACTCAGTTACAATATCTTAAACCTAGAATTAAAGATGCTGCTGATCAAGATTTATATAACAGTATTCTTGAATCACAAGATGCACTTAATGATTATAAAGGTGTAGAACAATTAGAAAGCTTAATTACTTTTCTTAAGGAGATTGATAATAACATTAAGAAGATTAAAGTCCTTATTGATAATATTGAGAATAAAGGTGGAGACATTCCATCTCAACTTAGAAGAATTGGATTACTAAAAGATTTTATTGATGGGCATAAAGACATTGAGAAGATTCTAAATCCTCTTAAAGAGTCTAATCCTAATAGTCAAATGAATGAGGTGGTAAATAATATTATTGCTAACATTCACTCAGCTGAAGTATATTACTTTAATACAGCTAGACCAAAGTTGGCTAAGTGGTTATATGATCATATGAGCCCTGAGTTAAATGATAACCTTAAGAAATATGGAATGGAGGTTATTACTATCTCTTCTCTTGAGAAGTTCTTAGCTAATCCTAATAATGACTTGACATGGATGGATACATTTCTTGTAGCATCTTCTAATGTTAATGATAGTGTAACTAGTTTATTCTCACTTGCTCTTAAGAGATTATATAATATGGCAAGAAAGATGAATATTGCTTATAAGACATATCTTATGCCACTCTTTGATAGTTTTTCTAAACAAGGATATAAAGGTATGGTAGACTCTTATAGAAAAATGTTTTTCTATGAAGTTATACAAACTTCTAATGGTCCTATTGCTAAGAGAAGATGGGTTACTGAGTTTAATGATTATATCTATTATGGTAAACTAAATGAGTTTAAAAGAAAACTTACAGAATTAAATACAGCTTCATTATCTGCAGAAAATCCTAGACAAGCTGAAGCACTTAAAAGACAAGCTGATTCTTTAAAGTTAGAAAGAGATGCTTATATTAAGAGATGTAACATTAAACTTAACTTTAATCAAGCTAAAGAAATGATGGAAACTCTTCAAACTGAGGATCCTAATAAATTTAGAGATTTACTTAATAATAGATTTAACTTTAAATTAGCTGCAGTTACTGAGAAGAGTGTTAATGAGGATGGGTTTAAAGCTCCTGCTAACTCTCTTCTTGTAGATGGTAGATACTATGTATATACCGGTGGTATGCAAATTCTAAATAAAGAACTATTTAGAAATACTCAATATGAGGCACTTAAGAATGATGCTACAGCATTCCCTATGTATGAGTATCTTAAGAAAGTATATGATGAGTGTGAGAAAAAACTTCCTATAAAACAAAGACTTGGAGGATATGTACCTGCACAAGGTAAGACTAGTACTAAAGAAGATATTAAAGAATTTATGTCTCTTGAGGAAAGTGCTAAGTACAGTAGTAATCTAGTAAAATTAGATGGAGATGTTTATAAAGAAATACCTTTATACTTTGAGAAACCTAGTGTTAAAGTACTTACAGATAATGTAGATATTAATATGCTTGATGGTAATACAGACTTAATTGATGATAGTAATATTGATAATAATATGATTAAGGCAGTCCTTAATTATGCTGCACAAGCTAATATGTATAAATCATTAGATACTAGTATAGGTAGTATTACAGCATTTCTTGATACTGTTAAAACAAATGCTCCTAAGAATCCTGATGGTAGTAACATTGGTACTAATAGAAGATATGATAAATGTGTAAATCTTGCTAACCAACTTGTGTATGGTGAGAAAAAAGAAGCTCCTACGTTCTGGACAAGACTTGTAGATATTCTTGGAAAGATTACACAGTTTGTAAACTTAGGTTTTAGTCCTGCTGTTTATATCAATAACTTTATCATGGGTAATGTAGCTAATTTGTCTGAGGCTCAAGGTGGTAGAAACTTTAATAAGAAAGAATTAGCTCTTGCTAATAAGGAATTTTTTAAATTGATTCCAAACTTTATTAAAGATAAAGAGAACTCTAAGCTTTATAAGATAATTACTAGGTATGATGCTATTCAAGGAGAGTTTAATACAGAATTGGGTAAAGGATTTGGTAGTACTTGGAGTAACTTAAAAGAAGAAAGTTTCTATGCATTTACAGGTAGTAATTTGGGAGAACTTGAGATACAAGGAACTTCAATGATTGCCCTTATGATGGCTAGAGGTTTATGGAATAAGTTTGATGAGAATGGAAATCCTACTGAAGAAATAGGGGCTAGAGAAGAAGAAACTTTTATGAATGTTCTTCATGAGTTAAATAAAAGTAATCATGGTGTATACAATGATTTTGATAGATTATATCTACAACCTAATGCAATCTTTAGATTGATGTTACAATATAGAAAATATGTTGTACCTACTTATAGAGCTAAATGGTATGGACTATTTGGAGCTAGAGATCAAGCTAAAAGAATTGATATGGAGGCAGGTACAGTAGAACAAGGTTATTATGCTTCTTTTAGATTCTTCTTAGAAGATAACTGGAGAAATGCACTTAAACTTCCAACACTTGTTGAGAATTATAATAATCTTTCTGATGTTGAAAGAGAAGGTGTTAGAAGAAGTTTACTAGATGTAATATACATATTTGCTGGAATGGTTCTCTTAAATGCTCTTCTACCAGATGAGGATGATGAAGATGCAGGATTTATTGCACAATGGGCAGCACTCTCTGTTAGAAAATCAGTCAGTGAGGTTTCAGCGTATATACCTTTATTTGGTACACAAGATCAATTAAGAACTGTAAGTACTCCATTTGTTGCTGCAAAAACAGTTAATAACTTCTTAAAAGTTATATCTCAAACTTGCGGTTATGATTTTGAAGATGGAGAATGGAAGATGTTTGAACAGTATGATAGAAAGTATGGTATGTATGAGAAGGGTGATTATAAACTTGAAGCAGCTGTTAATAAAGTAGTTCCTATACATAATGTTGTTGAAGCTTATTACCCAGGAATACTTTTAGATAATTTTGAAAAAGCTAATAGAAGAGGTTAATATTATGAATGGTATAAAAGTAGTAGAGATTGCAGAACAAGAAGTAGGATATCAAGAATCTCCTAAAGGTTCTAATAAAACTAAATATGGTGAATGGTTTGGTATGGATGGTGTAGCTTGGTGTGGAATATTTGTAAGTTGGTGTTATGATAAAGCAGGTTTCCCCTTAGGTAATATTGGATTTACTAAAGGGTTTGCTGGTACACAATATGCATTAGCTCACTTTAGAGAAACTAGAAGAACTACTTTTGTTCCTGCTATTGGAGATTTAGTATTCTTTGATTGGAATCTAGATGGTAGAGTAGATCATGTAGGTATATTTGTCAAGTGGTTAGATAATGATTACTTTGAGAGTATAGAAGGTAATACCGGTACTACCTCACAATCTAATGGAGGAGAGGTAATGACTAAGAAAAGACATAAGAAGTTTGCCAAGTTTGTACATCCTAAATCATTAGATTAATGAGTCAGATAAAAAAAATAACACGGGTAATCTTTTTTATCTATCTTACTTCTTGTAGGATGTTAAGAAGTGATGAGCAAAATGCTATACACGATGTTGATAGGTATCAAAGAAAACTTAATAGAATTTATGCTGAGTTTCCTAAATTTAAGAAAGATACTATTAAAGGTGAAGTAGTTATACAAGTACCTATTAGAGTAGTAGATACTGTAGTACAGTATAAAGACTCTATTACTCAAAGAATTATCTATAAAAAGATTATAGAGAAATGTAAAGATTCTATTCTTGCTAAAGAGATTATTAAGAAACTGGACAGGTACAAGTGTATTAAGGACAGCATTGTTGTTAGGGATAGCTTATTTAAAGCAGTTATTACTCAAGATAGTCTTGGTATCCACATCAACATAATTCCAAGGGACACAGTTCTGAAAGCCAAATATGCAGTTGCCTGTCCACCAGTTATTTGTAAAGATGATATGTTCTGGGAACACTCAGAGTTCTGGTTTGTAAGTGGATTATTCTTAGTAATGGTTTTAGGAATACTAATACACTTAAAGCTTAGTTAACGTATAAACAAATATGTTAGATCTAGATAAAGTATCTCTTAAACAAATGTTAAATAATTCTCAAGGAAAGAGTTCCTTAGGATTACTTATGGCTTTGCTTTGGGGAATTACTGGAGGTCTAATGATGATTACAGCAGTTGTAAGTGCTTTCTTTGGTATGAATTTTTACTCAGAAGTATTTACTTATGGAGGATTACTAGTAGGTGCATCTGCATCCTTATTGGGAGTACGCAGATTAACTGCTGATAAACAGATACTTACAATAGATAAACAAGAAGAAGAAAATGGCGATAACATCAACAGCAACACAATCAACTAATAGTTACACTGTAACTTTTAATGGTACTAGTGATCTTTATACTACACAACCTATTAATATTGTTATTAAAAGAAATGGTATTGGTATTAAAGTATTTGATAATGTAACTCAAGGTTTAAATTATTCACATACATTTGATGAAGCTTCAACAATAAATATAACTTATTCAGTTGAGTATACTGTATATTTTGATGAAACATTATTTGATGATGACTCATATAATTTTACAGTTAATGAATATAAACCAGTATTTGAATTACCTACAGTAACTTGTGTTGAAAAAGGACAAGTAGCTACATTTAAACCAGCTACTTTATCTTTTGGAGATCAAGATTACTGTAAAGCAAGTCCTAATTATGAAAGTATACATTATGAGTACTTTGAATTTAATCAAAATTCTGGAGTATGGGTATCTAAAAATACTTTTTCTGTTTCTAATACTGCATTACTAACACCAATAGATGTTGATGATGTTGATTTAGATGCATTAGCATATACTTGGACACCTAATGTACTAACTATGGTTAAGTTTATAGTTACTGTAACTAATTGTAATACTTCAGTAATACATGAAACAATTTTTCCTGTTTGTGGAGCATGGAAATTAAGAAGATTATCTTGTGGTAATTATAGACTTTATAACTATAAAAGCTCAACTATAACATATAATATATATGATGATATGTCTGTAGGAGCTGTTCCTTTTTTAAGTAATCAACAACTAGCATCTTTTAGTTATACAGATTTAAAGTTTAATGCTGAAGGTGTATATAAAATTTCAGCTGATGGAATTTCTCAATATTTATTTAATTTTTGTGAAATTGAAGCATGTGTTCTTTCTTTACAAAAGAAGATTCTTTTAGATGATAGTTTATGTGATGCTTGTAGAATGGATAAAGCTCTTTATCAAAAAGCTCTTCGTCTTATTCCTATTTATGAAACTTGGAAAAAATTACTAGATAAAGATTGGATATATGATATGCAATACTTAACTACAGATATTGATGATGAATTAGCTAGAATATATGATGCTCAAGAGTTATATACAGAAATTAAAAAACTGTGTGAAGATTGTGGAAACTCATCAACTAAAAAATGTAACTGTTAATCCGTATAAGTAATTATGGCTACTTTAAAAACTCCAAGTTCTGTAAAGTTTTTTCTTAAAAATCCTGCTACAACAGCAGCATTTAAGAATACAACTTTTAGTTCAACATATCCAAATAGTAACTTTAATAATAGTACTCCTGTTAATCTTGTAACATTAAGTAATGAGAATGAAATAAAGCCACCTACTTTACTTGGCACTGCTTTTTTTGGAGATGATGCTTCTGCTCTTAATAAAGTTGAAAGTACAACTGCTATTTTTAATACTTGTGCTATTGGTGATTACATTTTATTTAATAATGGTGGAGGTATAGATGATTTGCAAGTATTAGGACAAATACTTACAATTGATACTACAGGAGATGATGCTTATGAAAATGTTACTTTAGTTAAAAATTCTCCTTTTGATTCTGGTGCAACTGCTGTTAATATTTATATTTTATCATTAGCATCAGTTGGAACTCCATTTAAAGTTAGTGAACCTTTTTATATGGTAGTTAAAAATCCAAATATGTCACTTTCCAGACATGATGGTATTTTAAGTATTGAGGCTTTAATAAATGCCCCAAATGTTGATTTGTTTGGATATGGAGGTATTAGAACAATTAATCCAACTTATTTTAAGTTTAGAAAAATTTCTAAAGTTCATTTAGCTGATGAAGGTTTAGATGATACTGAAATTGCTGCAGAAACTAATATTATGTGTACAGTTACTGGTGTAAGTACTTTATCTTATCAATTTCAACAACCAGAATTGGATATTCCAGATTCAGCTATTCCTTATTGGTCAGTTTATGAAATAAATCCTTATGGAGATTCTACAACATATATAGATAAAAGTACTATATATAGAATTGAAGTTGATAATTCATTACCATTTAAAGCAATATTAGTTTCAGGAACTACTAGCACAGAATAAATTCTTAAAAATTAAAAAATTACAAATATGTCTTTCTTACAAAATTTTTCTAAAATACTTATATTTAAAAATAGTCCGGAATCAAAATTTTATTTTGATACAGATGGTACAACTGGACCAAAGATTTTTAATCAAACTTATCCATTACCTAATATAGCAGATGCTGGAGTACCTTGGCCAGATACTCTTCAACCTAATTTTGTTAGAGATAATCTATTACATACAATAGGTGTAGAAGAAAGTCAAGCTTTAGGTTATGATAAATCTCCTACATCATTTGGTCAAGCTTATCTTGATGGTGATGAGATAATTCTTAAAAATGATGATGTTGTTGCAACTATAGGAGATTTGCCTACTGCATCAACGCACTCTGGAGAAACTTATGTAGTTACAGCTAATGGTATTAAATATCTTTCTGATGGTACAAATTGGATTAATAAAGGAGCTTATGATTTTATTGGTGGACTTAGTTCACCTTTAGTTGCAGGTGATTATATTTTTTATGGTCCTCCTGATGCTAGTGATCCTAATGATTTATTAATTGCTGGAAAAATAGATACAATTTCTACTACTGCATTTGGTACAGATTCATCTACTTTAAGAATTACACTTGAAAAAAGTTCAGGTGTATCTGATGATCTTGTAGATTTATATTACTATAGAAAATCTTGGAATGGTAAAAATATTCCAGTAGATGTTACTGAAGGTTTTTATATTCTTATTGGAGTAGAGCAAAATACTAATATAGGTGCAACTTCAAATAGAAGAACAGTATATCCTTGGTTAGATCCATTTGCACCTGCAACTAATTCATCAAACAATCAGATTGTTAATACTTCTACTGGAAATAAAACTGCTTTTACAGATTTAATTAGAATTAGAAGAATTTCTAAAAAGTATATTTCTGATGAGAATAGGACTACTGATGAGACTATTCCTTGTACTATTAAAAGAACTAATGTATTTGATCCAGGAACTGTAGCAGATTCATATTTTTCTAGTACAGATGCTTTTCCATATTGGTGTGCATATTTTGTAAATCCTTATGGAGGTTCTAGTAGTAAATTAGATAAAGGCAGTACTTACATTATTGAAATTAATGAAATGCTACCTGCAATAAATTCTAGTGATACTGCAAATGATACAGCATTTTATACTTATGTTAAACAAGGAGTAGTTTAAAAACTAATAACATATGGCATTTCCCTTATATCTTTTAACAGAGAGTTCTTATAGCGTATACCTTTTAACTCAGGAATTGCAGAAAAAAGCTGCATACTTCTTTACTCCTGATTATAAAGCTCGTTATATTTTTTCTCAAGATTTAAAGTATATAGGAAAATATCTATTTACTCCTAACTTTAATAGTAAGTATATATTTACAAAAGAATTAAGTTTTTTTTCTAAATATTTCTTTACTCCTAGTTCTAAATCAAAGTATTTTTTTACAAAAGATTTAGATGCAAATCCTGAAGATAATATTTGTATATATCCTAAAGAATTAGAAAAATTAAGAAATAAAGCAATTTTATTATATTTTAATGAAGTTATAAAATCTTTAAGAAACTCTATTTATAAAGAAGGTTATGGTAGAGTTTGTGAAGGAGGTTATAATAGAACAGGAATGTTAAGAATTCTTTTAGATTACTTATCTTCTATATGGCTTGAGAGAGATACTGATAGCCGTTCTGGATTAGCTAGAGTATCTGATTACTATTATACTAAATATTCAATTAATGATATTATAGTAAACTTTAGAAAATGTGATATTAATATTAAACCAATAATTGCTCTGTTTAACTTAAATTCGTATAGTATTATAGACAATGATTGGAACAATTATTATTTAATAACTAATATAATTAATCCTCCAACAGAAGAAGTTGTTAAAACATTGAAACAGTTTACAGATATATTTACAACAGAATTTATTAATGTTGATGCTAATCAAAGGCAATATCCTATTTCTGATTCTCAATATATATTCCCTGTTACAAAAGGTATAAAATATTTAACTTCTTTTTCTATAAATGGAAATGATTATACAGCTTTTACTGATTATAATTTATCTTCTGTAACTTACTCTCAATCAACGTTATTTGGATACACAATCACAAGTTCTGATACTGTAACTATAACATACTGGTATGAAGAGTAAACAAGCATTTTTTGAAGCATTAACAGCTGGAAGTACAGTAGGAGGAATAACTGCAGGAACTAATTTAGAAGATATGAATCTTTATGAAGTATTTGATATGCTCTTAAATCCTTACCAACCACCTGCTTTTACCTCATTTGGTATTACTGGACAATCTCAGACTTTAGAAATTGGAGATAGTATTGCTTCTGGAAGTAAATCATTTGCTTGGAGTATTAGTAACTCTTCTAATGTAACTGCTAATACTCTTAGTATTACAGGAGAACCTGGAACTATAGTAAGTGCTGGAAGTATTACTTCTCCTTATTCTTATACTTTAGTATCTCCAATAACTAAGACTACTGTAGGAAGTACTAGTACATTTAATATCTCTGCTACTAATACCAATTCTAGTACATTCTCAAGTAGTTTTACAGTTACTTGGAGAGCTTATTTTTATACAGGTAAAAATACTTTAACAATTCTTACTGATGATGATGCAGTAGCTCTATCAACATCTTCCTTAGGAGGAGTTCCTACTGGAACTAAGAGTTACTCAGCAGGAGCAGGTTATATATATTATGTATATCCTTCTAGCTTTGCAAATATTAATACTATGAAAGATGTAGCTACTAACTTAGATGTACCTTATATACAACTTGCTAATATTACTATTAGTAATAGTTTTAGTGTTGGTACAACTTATAAAGTATTTAGAACCCTCAATCAACTTAATGGAGCTATAACCTTAATAACTACATAAACATGGCAATACAAGGAACAGTACCAGTAGGAGGAAGTTTTGCTCCAACAGATCCAGCAGATAGTTTTGGAACTCACAATGATAAGTGGGGTATTGGTGGTTATAGAATAGTTAAGAATCTTGAAGATAGAGCCCTCATTCCTGTTAATGAAAGTGGATTACTAAACTTAGATGATCCTTTAGCTTCTGGTAGAAAGAAATTAGGTATGATGGTTTATGTCTCTGATGAGGCTAAATTTTATGTATTAACAATAGATACTGCTACTTGGGATGGTTATACAGAAGAAGAGAAAGTTACTGCACTTGCAGATGATACTAACTTTGTAGAGTTCTCAGGTGGAGGTGGTAGTGGTATTTTATATGGAACTACTACTTATGATGAAATTGAAACTTATACTGTTACTGTAGATGGTATAGTATCTTCTTATGAAACAGGAGATTCTTATTTAATTAAGTTTAATGCTAATAATATTGGCAATACTAAACTAAATATTAACGGTGTTGGAGAAATAAGAATGTATAAAGATGGTTCAAATACTTTCTTAGAAGCTGATGATATTATTGCTGATAAAATTTATCTTATTACTTATGATGGTGAAAACTTTCAATTAGTAACTAGTGGTGGAGGTGGTACTGCAAATACTGGAAATATTAGATTTCAAGGTTCTTGGATTAAGAATGTAAATACAGGTAATATTTTTATTAGTCCTCAAGATGGAACTACATGGTTAACATTACCTAGTGATACACAAGCTTCTGCAGGATCTTATGTACAATTAGCTTCCTCAGACCCTGATAGTGGAGGAGTTTATATAAGTACATTTGATACTTCTTGGCACAATTGGGAATTTAGACCTGATGGAACATTACATGCTCCAGGAAGAATAGCATTTGGAGATATAAATTATCAGAGTATTGGTATAGGTAATGTTAATGCTCATGGAGGTTCTTATGGGATATCTTTATATTGCTCAATAGGCTATGAGTTAAATTGGCAAGGAGGTTTTCTTGCTGCTAGAGATCCTAATAGTCCTTATGATTTAAGACCTATATACTTAGACTCTTTACTTAAGTATACAACTCCAGAAGATTACCCTACATTCTATGCAACATTTGATAATGATACTTTAATTACTCAAGGTTATTTAAATGCACAAGGTTATCTTATCTCTTTTACAGAGAGTGATCCTATTTACACAGATTCTTCTTGGTATAGTACTACTAACAACGCAGGTAATTGGGATACCGCTTATGGATGGGGCAATCATGCTAGTGCTGGTTATCTTACTGATGCACCTAGTGACACCAAAACTTATGGTAGAAAAGATGGTGCATGGTCAGAGGTAATTTCTGGAGGAGGTTCTGGAGATATGCTTAAATCTACATATGATGTAGATAATGATGGAATTGTAGATAAGGCTGAGAGAATAGAAATTATAGTTAGAAACAGTACAGGTTCTACCTTAACAAAAGGTCAGATTGTATACTTAAGTGGAGCTACTGGTAATAGACCTAATGCTCTACTGGCAGATGCTAGTGATGAAGCAACTTCCTCTAAAACTATTGGAATGGTTGTAGCTGATATTTTAAATAATGCTGATGGTAATGTTGCTGTAAATGGAACTTTACATGATTTAGTTACTAACTCTTTTGCAGCTGGAGATACTCTTTGGTTAAGTACAACTGCAGGAGAAATGGTAGCTAATACTCCACCTGCAGAACCTAATCATACAGTATTTATTGGATATGTAGCAAGAGCTCATCCTACTCAAGGAAGAATAGTATTAGCTATTCAAAATGGGTATGAGTTAAATGAGTTACATGGAGTAGATTTAGTTACTAGTGCTCCTGTAGATGGAGATGTACTTGCTTTTGTAGGAAGCCCTACAAACTTATGGAGAAATATTTCATCTACTTCCCTCAGTCTAAGTGCTTCTAATCTTAATACTGGTACAGTTCCTCTTGATAGGTTGGGTACTAATTCTCCTACAACTAATACATATTTAGCATGGGATAATACTTGGAGAACAGCAACAGCTTCTGGAACTATTGCTTCCGGTACAGCAAGAAGACTTGCTATATACACAAGTACTACAGGATTAGATGATACTTTAGATGCTGGTAATACTGCTATTGTAGTTGCAGCACATGCTACAGGTAGAGTTTATACTATTGATAATGTTGGAGCTGCTGCTTCATTTGTAATGACTCAAGGTACTCAAAGTATTGTAGGAACAAAATCATTTACTGGTAGTGCAGGTCCTTTACAATTTACTCAAATAGGAGTTGGTACATTTACTGCTCCTGCTATTGGAGCAACACCATCTGCTGGAACAAGAATAGTTATAGCTCCTGGAGATGCTTCTAATATAGCTCTCTCATTAGGTTGGACCACTAATTATGAGTATTGGATAGCAGGAAGAAATATTATATCTTTTTATCCAAGAAATCAAACTTCATCTGTAGGTGCTTTTGAGTATGTTCTTAGTACAGCAGGTACAACAGGTCTTACTCTTACTACTGCATATGGTGTTGCCCCAGCATTGAGAACACTTGGTTGGTTACATGTAGCAGGAGCAACTACTGGAGCTGTACCTACTCTTACAACTGCAAGAAGTGTTGGTACTAAAATTATTTTAAGAGATTCTTTCCTTGCTTCTACTAATTTAGATGCTGCTATAGGTACAGTTGATGAGCAAGTTGGATCAAGTTTTGCTACCTTATGGTTTACTGCTCCAAGAGATATTACTTTTTATACAAACAGTGGTACAACAGAAAGATTTAGAATTAATAGTACAGGTTTAAGTTACAATACAACAAAGATTTTAGGTTCTAGAATTACAGGTTGGGGAACTCCAGGAGGTACATTAACAAGGGCAACTATAGCAGCAGATAGTGCATTAGCTACACCTACACAAGCTGAATTTAATGCATTAGCTCAAAATGTTAGAGCTTTAATAACAGATTTAAGAACTCATGGATTAATAGGAACATAAAATTATGATATACAATATAAGTGATGAGCCTACATATGGCTTTAAAAGAAAAGTAGAATTATCTCAAATATATATAGGGTTTCAAGATTTTGTAGATAAATCTGTTAGTCTAGCTTTTGTGGTAAATTATTATGAAGAGGATGGAACTACCCTTATTACTCTTATTCCTAAAAAACAAGTGATTCTTAGAGCAGATGAAAGTACTTGGGTAAATTCAAATGGAACTATTGTACCAGAAGGAGACCCTACTGCAGTAATGACTGAGTATGATTTCTTTATAATGTTAATGAATGTACCTATAGTAATCTCTGATATTGTAGAGGCTAAGGTAGCTTGGGCAGATAACTTAGGTAGATTTAATTAGTATGAAAGATTGGAGCATTATATTAGTTAAGAATACTAAAGGTAATATACTACAAGTAGTATACTGGTGGCTTATAAGGTTATGTACAGGGGCTAATTATAATCATGCTCAATTAGTTAGAAAACTTAATGGTAGATTATATATCTGTGAGAGTGAGGTAACTGGTTTTAGAGTAACTAAACCTCTTGAGCAGTGGTACTTAGAACAAGAAACTAAACAAAGAGTTTACTTAGTTATAGATCTACCAAACCCATCAATTACTAGATTTAATGAGGTACTTGGTAATAAGTATGATTTAGGTTATTGGATATATCTTACAAAAAGATTCTCAGATATGAAGAGTAGTAATTGTTTTCAAAGTATTTCTTATATCTTTGGGCTTGAAAAGTATTGGATAGCAACAGCTAATACTCTATTAGACTCGTATAATAATTTAAATAATATACAACATGACAACAAAGACATTTGATTTGACTAAGGGTGAAGCTTACATCCTGTTTACTGCAGTAATGGGTATTTCTGCTAGAAACAAACAAGAAACTTTTCTAACCTATGATCTGAGTGTAAAGTTCCTCTCTATTAAGAAAGCTTTACAACTTACTATGGATGCTTTAGAGGAAGCTAAGGTTACAGTTAATGAAGTATTTTCTGATGAGACACTTACAGAGTATAGTTTACCTACATTCTCTGAAGATGAATTGAAAGTTTTTATCAAAGGGCCAGATGAGTTGGAAGCATTTGAGAAACTAGTCAGTTAAAAAAAACTCCACGTCTATGCAACTATTCCAAGATAATGATTTAGGACCTCTAGCTATACTAGCAACTACTTTAGTTTCTCTTGGAATAGTTACTAGTATATTCTTATCTCCTGTTGGACAAAAGGTTTACATTGATAAGAATCTAAATATCTCTAAAGATACTATAGTACAAGAGAGTAGTAGATGGTATTATACTTCTGATTCTAGTAATAAAGAGATTAAAATTAGTGTATATAAAGATAAGACAGGTACTCCTTATGAGGAGGTATATATACAACCTGATGATTATGTAGATTTACATCTAAAAAATGGTGTAAATATTATGCATATAAGAACTTTAGGTAGCTATCCATTCGTATATAAGAGGTATAAAATCCTTCAATATAAAGAAGAAAAAGTACCCAACTCTTATAAATTAAAACACATAATAGACAAATGACTGGTTTAGAATCATTAGTATTAATTGGTAAAATAATTACTCCACTTATAGTACTAGGACTTAGTACAGCTATTAAATTCCTCTGGGATATTAAAATAAACTCTAAACAAGTACAAGAAGAGTTTCATAACTTTAAGATACAATTTACATCAGAAATCTCTTCTATTAAGAATAAGATTGATGTGCTAGATAGCAAGACAAGAGATTCTTATACCAAGTCTGATAGTGATAACAGATTACTTCTATTAGAGAATAAGTTGATGAAGGAGATGACAGATCAATTTACCAAGCTTAGAGATTTGATTTATTCTACATTAAATAGAAGTAAACAAACCTCCAAACCTGATAAGGTTGATTAGTTATTCCAAGCTTCTAAAGTATATTGAAAAGGGTTCCCCTCAATAAACTTAACTAAGTTTAACATTTCTTGTGCTATCTCTCTAATTTCTAATTGAGCATGCTCACTATTCCTAAGTTTTAAGAAGTTAGCAAAGCTTCTCATATTAAATTGCACATCAGCTTGTATTTGAGAGTTATAAGTTTTAAAGTATCTAGCAGATTCTTTAGCTCTCTTTCTACCAATAATTGGAGTAAGATCTTCTAATGCTTTATGATATAAAGAATTACCAATTCTAGTATAGTTATCTAGTAACTCCATCCAACTAACACTTCCCCAATTAGCATCTACTTGAGTACCAATATAATTCATATTATGATGTTTTTCATCTACAAGAACATCTTTCCAATCTTCAGGTAAATAATACTTATCTTCCTTCAACTCTTTATACCTAGCACTTTCAGCGTTAATAGAGGCTATTCTATGCTTTAGTAAATGAATATGAGATGCAATATCACAATTAACTAAGAAGTGTACAGAACCTTTTTCAAAAGGTGTTTCATGACCATTACTCCACAGTGAGTTAATTAATGCTGGTATTCTAGCTTTCTTATCTTCTGTAAGTTCTCTACTAGTACTTGTCCAAGCTGAGCAAGCTATTGTAGTGTCATCCCCGTAGTAACCTAACAAAATTACTGTATTTTTATTCATTGATATAATATTTTTTATTTGTTTTATTAAATTTAATTACACCTAACTCAATAAGTTTAAATGCAATTTCTTGTAATTGGTTGTGTAAATTTTTATGTTCTATTTCATTATTATATAATAATAAATTATCTAAATCATTATTTAATTTATTACCATCAATATGGTGAATACCTTCTCCAGAACCTTTAGAATTTCTATTTAATTTTCTACCTAAAAATTCTTCCATAATATATACATGTTCTAATTTATAACAAGACCAACCACTAGTATTGCTAGATATATCACCTGTTTGTATATATTTATAACCTCTTCCAGAAATGTATTCTCCTTTACCAGTTCTAAATATATGTTTAGGCTTATAAGAATGCTTTAATCCTTTAGCAAAAGAATTTCCAAAATGCTTTTTAAAACTTTCTCTATTTAAATAGAAAGTTCTTTTTGCTCTTAATTGTATTGCATCCCAAGTTCTGTTTGGTAATAAATCTAAAAGCTCTTCTTTACTTAAAGTTTCGTAATTTAATTTTAAAATATTATCTTCTATCGTTGTCCATTTCATATATTTGATTTTTATACAAATATATGAAAATTATGGTTCAAATAAAAGCTATAACCTCATCAGAACCATAATATCCTAATAACTCTACTTTATTTCTCATAATTTAGTTTGATAAACAATTATTGTTTTTTCTACAGGTTCTACTTCAGTTAAATCAGAATCAATATCATCTTCTTTTAATCCAGCACCTATCCATTGATCATAACCAAAGTTATAGAATTTACCTTCTATACTTTTAATAATTACTACATGTGGATTAAAATCTCCATCATCTATATAATCATTAACTAAAGTATCTTGAATTATTTCAAATCCTTCAATTTCTCTTTCATCTATAAATTGTTCTATTTGTTCTTTTGTTAATTTTCTCATTCTATTATTTTAAAGTGTTGTAACATCTTTTTTACTTCTTCAATTAATTCTTCAAGTGATCCGTTATTTTCAATGACATAATCAAAAGCATAATCATCTAATTCATTTTCACTAGGATGAACAGGAATTCCATCAGGGAAAGAAATGTTTGAGTTGTAAAAAGTTTGTGTTTCAAAATGTCTATTAACTCTAACACAAATACCTCCTCTATCCTTAATAGCTTGATACTCATTAGGAAATCTAAGATCTGTTATAATCCATCTACTAGGATTACGCTCACTCATCTTCTGAGGTTTCCAATCAGCAAATAGAGCATTAACCCACACATTAGGATGAAGATTATTTCTCATTGCTTCTGTACCTACTTTTTGAAGAAGTTCTCTTATTGTAATATTAACTTCTCTAGTTATGTCTGCATAATAATCAGCATATCTATCACAAGCATCTTTATTTGAGAATACTACTTCTTGTAAATTAGAGTTACGTGTTTTCCATAACCTCCATTCTTCACCAAGATTAGTCATTTTAAACTCTTGGTCTTCAAACTTCTCAATAGAAATGCCTGTAAGAATAGATGCTATTTGTTTTAATTTACCTGCAAACTTTTTGATCTGCCACCTATTATTTATATCTAATCCTCCAACTTCTAACCAATCATTATACTCATTTAAAATGGTACTATTAGTATCATATTTATTTTTAATAGTTTCAAATTCAATAAGAAAATCAATTATCTTACCAACCGTATCTTTACCACTACCCATCTTCCCTGAGATGCCTATTAAGTTATTCATCTTTTAATTTTTCAATTTTATAAGTACTATATGTAGTCTTAAATATACCTTCTTCATTTAAAGGTTCTGTAACTATAGATGTATCTAATATATCCCACATTCTTTTACCGTAAACTACAAATCTTTCCCCTACTGTAGGTGGAGTTTTGTATTCTCCAATAAAAGTATATCCTTCATTTACACCATTAGGGTGATTATTATTAAATACATCATCTGTTATTTTAGTTACTTTTACTTTCATAATTATTTATCATATCTAATTCTTACAAATCTAGGATGTCTAAATTTACCATCTGGTGTTAATTGCATACATTCTACTTCTAAAGTTTCTCCTATTATATCTTTATTAAAATATAAAACTCTTTCTTCATCATTTAATCCTGTACCTACATTACCCATTTCAGTAATAAACCCTCCTAGTTTACCTGCTAATCTACCTTTACCTTCAAATATATTTAGTATCTTAACATCATAAGTTTCTTCATTCTTAACTTTTAATCTTTTATCTCCTTGTCTAAGAATTAATCCTTCATGTCCTAAGTTATGATATTTATTAAATAGTGAAGTTATAAACTCTTTAGATGGATTTATATACTCTCCTATTAATAATCTATCATCTATTTCTGGAGAAAGAGTATAAACATGTTCTGATAATATAGTTTTTTCTTTAGTAAAAGTTCTAACATTTTCTATTGTAGTTTTAAAACTACCACAAAATATTTCAGCTACTTCAAAATCTAAATCTGGTATATTATATAAAGGTTTATTTTTTCTACTAATATATTGACCATCTATTTTATGACATCTTACACCATCTATCTTAATAGATATTTCCCAACTACCTTTTAAATCTTCTTTTTCCCAAAGTTTAAATTTCATTTATTTTAATTTTATAACTTAAGTATAGCGTTTATTAGTGCCTTCTACATTTCTAGCAACTCCATCAGCAGTCCTTTTATTTAACCACAATAAAGCTTCGTCTAATTTAGTAATAGCAATACTATTTTCTCTACAAGGAAACTTACCATTTAAATAATTAAGTCTATTAATAAGAACTGCTAAGAGTTCTTCATTAGTAGTACCATCATTTACAGTAATAAGTTCTGTAGAACCTTCTTGTTTAGGTTGTTTTTCAATAAATTGAATTGTTTGTCCATTACTAGAATTTTCAAAATTCTTGGCAATATATTTATGCCCTTCTGTTAGTATAATCATAATTTTATTGTTTTAAATCATTCCAATTAGGTTCAAAGAAGTTAATACCTTTAAGTACCTTATTATCTACAGTTCTTTTAATAATAAACTTACCATCAGGTAACTGAGTATAGTAAGTAGATATTTCTTTATCTGTATAAGCTTTAACACTCCTTACAGCTTCTTCTTCAGTAAGACAAAGCTTACTCATATTACTAGTATACACTCTATCTATAAGCATCTCTGGATCTAATCCATGAATCATAGCTGCTTGAGTAACTACAAAGTATAAATCTCCTATAGCATCAGCAATTCCTGCTAAATTAGGTTTATATATTTGATCAGTATTATTAGAAGCTGTATATAATTCATCTAAAAGCTCATTAGTTTCTTCTTGAATTAATCTCCAAGCTAATTCTGCTTCTTCTTCAGTAGTTACTTGTGGAGTATTTCTATTTGGCAATCCAAAACAAGAACGCCAATTTTTTATCTTATTTATTCCAGTCATTTTTTAATCTGTTTTCTAATTCATAAATAAATATTAAATGATAAGCTACCCATTGATTACTTGCAGTAGCTTTATTCTCTGCAAGATTTTCAGTAAAGTATCTAAGGATACCTGCAATGTGAGGAGTAGTAAGATCTTTAAGAGGTTTATAAACAGTCTCAGGAAGCCTATTATTAAACTCATCATAGTTCTGTCCCCATATAAAGACTTCTCTTATCTCAGGCATCAAGTCATAAATAGTACTTTCCTTTAAGTTACCTACAACTCTAGTATAATCAAAACCTCCATCTATTAAGATAAAGTTACCTTCATCATCAGTATCTTCTTTAAAATCATGTCTATGGAAAGAAAATAACTTTCCATTTTTATTCTCTACATATCCTATTCTCATTTTGTTATTTCTTTACTTATTCTTATTTCTTTTAGTGCTGGTGCTAATTTCATAAAATCTTCATAACTAAATATATCTGATTTAAGTCTATTACATGTCCAACAACAAGGGGCAACATTATCTATTGTGTAACCTTTTAAGTTATCTTTTCTATCTAATTGATGTGCTCTAGAGAAATTTTTACCCCAATTTTTAGAATATTTATTATAAACTAGCTCTTTACCACAGTAAGTACATTCATTATGTAAAATTATTTCTTTAAATTCCTCAAAACTTAAAGTAAATTCTACTTTTCTGTTTCTGTGATTTTTTAATTCATTATAAATAAATAAATATTCCTCTCCTTTTTGAGTACAACTTCTACATTTACAACTGTGAGTTTTTAAACTTCCAGCCTGTAAAGATAATTCTTTACCACAACCTAAACAATTATAGATGTAGATTTTATATCTAACTCCTTTTCCAGTTACTCTTGTTTCTTTTCTTAAACAATTTTCTTTTAATAACATATTTGCAGTGTTTTATTATACACTACAATTATACGAAAAATATTTAACCTTCACAAAACACACACTCTTCAAATGTGCTACCTTTCATATCTCTAGACAAAATAGATTCTGTCCTTACATAGTATAAACTCTTAAGTCCTTCTTCCCAAGCTGTGTAATGTACTTTATTAAACCACTTAGGTTCTACATCAGCAGGAAAGAATAAGTTTAAGGATATACCTTGATCTATAAACTTTTGCCAAATAGCAGCTTGTTTAACTAACTCTAACTGATTAATCTCATAAGCTGTAAGGAAAACCTCTTTTTCTTCATCTGTAAGAAACTCACACCATTGACAAGAACCTTTATGCTCTACTGCTAACTTATTCCAAAATTCAAATGTATTATGTTCTGAGTATTTCTTAGATATAAGTCTTTCAAAGTTATAATTTCTTCTGATAAAAGTTCCTTTAGCAGATTGTTGAGTCCAAGCATTAGCTACAATAGGTTCTAATCCTTGAGATACTCCACTACTAACTAATGAGTTTGTTGTAGTTGGAGCAATAGCAAAGAGTGCTAAGTTTCTATTCTCATCACACCACTCAGGTTTACTTAATAGATTACCATACTTCTTATTATAAGATTCTCCCTGCTCCTTCATCCAAGATCCTATCTTATAAGATAGCCCTCTTGTTTGTAGAGATATAAATGGAATTTTCTTCTTTTGTAAATATGTATGCCAACCAAGTATTCCTAATCCTAGTAATCTACTCTTCTCAGCAAATCTTACAGCATTCTCAAATCCAGGTTTACCCTTAGCTTGAGATATAAAGTAAGACATATTAGTATCTAAGAATAATAGAGCTAACTCTATAAACTCAGGATCTTTCATTATATCATCTATATAAATAGCATTAATAGATGCTAAGTCACAAACTACAGTATGAAGCTTATCATGAGGAGCCATAATTTCAGTACAGATATTAGTACCATCAATCTTTAAGTTTCTCTTAACCATATCTGCAGGTTTAAACTTATTAGCATTATGATAGTACATAATATAAGGCTGACCAGTCTTCATTCTAGCAGATAATGTTTCTGCCCATAGCTCTAAGTTCTCGGAGTTAGTTTTTAAGGATTCCATAAAGTAATCATCAATAGTAAAACAGTGATTTAAGTTTAAACACTGTCTATTAACATCACCCTTAGGTTGTCTCATCTTTAAGAACTCCTTAGCATCCTTATGTCTAATAGGTAGATTAATAGATGCCGCACCTCTCCTAACAGAACCTTGATTAGCTGCTATAATAGCACTATCATATACCTTTAAGAAAGGTATTACACCTTCACTAAATCCTCCTACACTAATTGGTTCACCTCTACCTCTAATCTTATCTACTGTAATACCAACACCACCTCCCATCTTAGTAAGAAGAGCTAACTCATGAGCTTTTAAGTAAATATTATCTAAGGAGTCTTCTACTCTTTCTATAAAACAAGAAATTGTAAATCCTCTTGTAGTACCAGTATTCGCAAGTATAGGTGTGGCTGGGCATAACCAACCTTTCCACATATATTCAAACCATTTATCTTTAATTTTACCTCTATCTAAATTAGTAAAAACCTCATGATCTAAATATTGAGATAAAGTAGTAGCAATTCTCCCATACATTTCTCTAGGAGTCTCATTATCTAAAAGATGTTGTCTTTTTAAGGTTTTTAAACCTTCCTCTTTCATCCATTCAGGATAATCTACACCTTCTTTCCAGTTATCTATCATATTCTTAAAATAAATCTGTTCCTTTAAAAGTTACATCTGTATAATCACTTACTCTAACAGCAAAGAAATCTCCAAACTTTTGACCAGAACTTAACTCATCAAACCAACTCATCTCTTGTAAAAGAGTAGGATCTACATAGAACTGAGGATCGTAACCTAATTCCTTAGTCTTCATATTAATTCTATGAGTAATAAAGTTTTTAAGTTGTTCTTTAGTAAGAGTTCTAATAGAATCTTCAGCAAATAATTGATCTATAAAAGCAAATTCTAAATCTTTAGTTACTTTAGCAGCTTCATAAATATCTTCTCTAACCCAGCCTCTAGTAGAAGGACCTTCTTTACATAAAGTATTAAAGAGATATATACCTCCAATAGAGTGTAAATTTTCATCTCTAATAGAATAGTTAACTATTTGAGATACACCCTTAAGTAAGTTTTCTTTCTGAAAAGATAAGAGTACTGCAAAACTAGAGAATAGTACACAACCTTCAGCAAATGCTGAGAAGATAGCTAAACTTGCTGCTACATCATGTGTGTCATAAGTGTTAGGTACTTCTAAGAAATAATCTAATTTATTCTTAGTTTTTTCATCATGTAAAAAAGCTTTAAAATCATCCAATCCTAATTCCTCATTAATCATGGCATAGTTATCCATGTGTATTGATTCAAAGTAAGAGAATGCACTAGCCATCATAGCTACTTCTGGTTTAGGGAACCATTCAGCTACTCTTCTCCAGTAATCTCCTACTAAAATTTCCATTTGAGTAAATCCTTTTAAGATTCCTCCAATAACATTTTTTTCTCCTTGAGAGAGTGTATTCCAATCTTGAATATCTTGAGAAAGTTTAATCTCATCTTTAGTCCAGTGAACTAATTGCTGCTTGCGATAAAAATCATAAGCTTCTGGATATTCAAATGGTCTATAATAAGACCTATTATCTGTTAACATATTCTAACTTATTAAATTTTCAAAACTTAAATCATACTTCTCTAAAAGATCATTAAACTCTGTTCTAAGAGCTTCTATACTAATATCAGGACTCTCAGAGTAAGAATCTTTATTTATTATAAACCTATTTAAATCCCATAAGCATAAAGCCATATCTAAAGCTTTAACACATCTAAAATGAGCCTGAATATCATCAGACTCATCTAGATTAAACTTTAATTCTGCTTGCATATTAAAATATCCACTTCTTAAACCAAGTAGCAAAGAATCCTGGAGTCTTAATAGGTTGTTCTTCTACTACTTCTTCTTCAATACTATGTATATTATATTCTTCCATATGCTTCTCAAAAGCTGCTACTCTTTCCTTGTAAGCATCTAAATCAAAATCTGATCCTACCTCAACTATTTCTATAACTACCTGTTCTTGTGGAGCATTAAGTTCTGCAGTTTGAGTATGCTTCCTTCTTCTACTGTTATTCATAATTATCTTATTTTCTTTAGGCTGCAAAGATAACCATTCCTCTTTAGAAATAAATTTTCCTTTAGAATTTCTGTAACTCATTCTACAGTGTATTTAGTGTTGTTAACAATTAAATATTGTATTTTCCTATTATTAACATTCTTAATAGTCTTACTATCTAAATCAAATACTTTAGAGTATCCAAAATCCTCATCAGCAGATACAAAATAACCTCTGATAGTTCTTTCCTCTTTGTTAATCTTTAAAAAGTTAACCTCAAATACATTCTTAGTATGTTGTAACACATTAATTATAGTACCTAAAGTTGTCTTTATTTCTTGATTAAAAGTACTAGAGTTAGTACAGTAATTTGTAAACATAGAAGAGTCTTCTATATAGAACTCTCTACCCTCAGTATCTATACACTTAAATACCTCTACATCTTCCTTCCTTTGCTTAGCAATAACTTTAAATAAAAGTCTACTGCTATTCCATCCACTCATGCTAATCATAACTTATTTCCAATTTTGTTCTCAATTTCCTTTTTAACTTTTACCCAATAAGGTAGTAACATATTTGCATCATGATATTCTATATTACTTACAAGTTCTAATATCTCATTTACTGCCTCTAGTGCACATTGTTTAGCTGTATACTCATCAATGTTTCCTTGATAGCAATACAACATTATATTTATTAAAAGCTTTGCTTTGTCTTCAGGACTAATCTCCATACTCATTAGCTAAAATTTTACCTACCAAATCACTTCTGTGGTTATGTTTAAGTTTTACCCATTCTATACCATCAATTTTTTTAGACAACTCAATAACATAAGCCAATCCATTAAAGGTTTCTCTAATATCTTGTTGTTCTAAATCACCATTAATAATAATCTTACCTGTCTTACCAAGTCTAGTAAGAATAGCAAGCATCTCATGTTTAGTTAAGTTTTGAGCTTCCTCAACAACAAGTACATCATCAATAGTCTTACCTCTAATAAACTGTACAGGATAAGCTGCAATCTTCTTATCTTTTACAAGATCACTAATCTTAAGCTTATCATAACACTTTTCTAGATTCTCTCTAAAAGCTTCCAAATAGGGATTAAATTTTTCTTCTAAATCTCCAGGAAGAAATCCTAATGAGTTTCCAACCTCAATTGCTGCTCTAGTAACATAAATGTAATCACATTGTTTCTTCATTAAGAAGTCTAATGCTACTTGTGCACATATTAGTGATTTACCACTACCTGCTCTACCTGTTACTATAACAATTTGATTGTTAATAATAAGTTGTTTAGCAAGTTTTTGTTCTTCATTAAGAGTTACATTATACTTAATGTCATTCTTTCTTTCCCTATTTGGTTCTTTCATATTTTTTTAAATATTAATTAAATAACTATTATTATACTCCTCAAGAGTATAATTCCACTCATTTTTCTCCATATGCCACTTAATTCTTTTTAAAAGATTGTTATATTCTATCTCTCCTCTATCAATTTGAGTATCAGAAATCTTATAACAATGTCTTGTAAAGAATTGAGTATCAACTACCGGCATATAACAAGAGAAAGAATAATCTGGAAATACTGTAGATAATGCAAGTTTATAGAAAGCCATTTGTCTGTAATACTTCCAGAACTCAAAACTCTCTGGAAAGAACTGTGCTCTCTTAGATGTAGTCTTTAGATCTACAAGTACACAATACTTCTCCTTATGGTTTATAATAACTCTATCAAGTCTACTTTTACAAGGTATATCTAAGTACTCAAAGTATATCTCATACTCATTAAATATCTCACAATTACTCCAATCTTGAAAGAGATACTTAGTACAAGCAGCATGAGATCTTAGAGCATTAACACATCCTTCTATAACTCCTTTCTGCTCTCTAGTCATAAACTGCTTACCTTGATTAAGTTCCAGTTCTGCTATATACTCATAAATATTACTTTTCTTAAGTGTATTTAAAAGAGTCTCATCTTTATAGTTATTATAATAAGATGCTAATCTTGCAGCTTTAATAAGAACTTCATCCTGAGTCTCAACAAGATGAGAATCTTTAATCTGAAAGTATTGTGTAACTACATTACACAAACTCTCATTAGGTTTAGCTACCTCTGATACAACAAACTCTTCAGGACTCTCACAATACAGATGTAGGAGGCTTCCGTTTTCTAGACTTGGGCTTGGAGCTAACTTTTGTATTGTTCCCTCCAGATACATCTGAAACAGCTTTGGACTTCCTCCTTGCTCTGGGTTTATCAGGGATAGAGTGCTGTTGGCTATCTCCCTCCTCTCGTAATAATTGGTTATCATATATTTTTTTAATTTGTTCTAATACTTCCCTACATTGTTCTTGATTTCTAGGCATAAAGAATAAGTGGTCAGAATACTTAAATTTGAACATCTTATGCTTAATCTTAGCTTTCTCCTCAAGAAGTCCCTTTGTCTCAATAACTATCTTACTATCTGTAAGATAAAAATCAGACACATACTCTATCTTTCTAATAGTTTTACCTTCATACTTAAAACTAGGTTGAATCTCAAAAGGTTCTTGTAGTTTTAAGCATGTAAGTAAATTATTACTTTCTAAGAGTTTGTAAAAATACAACTCTAATCCACTATCAAAGATTAAGTTGTTATACTTAATCTTCTTAGTGGCATAATATTTCCTCATAATATTTTATACTAAAATGGTAGCTCAACATGATTTATAAACTTAGTTCTTTCCTTAACTAAGTTCTCAACAAATCCAGCTAATAATTCTTCTTTAAAGCCTTTTACATCTTTAATACTATCAAACTCATATACTTTATGAAAGATATCATAAAGATTAGTAAATTCCTCATGTATAACCAACTCAGGTGTATAATCCGGATTTCTACCTTCTACTCTACCTCCTATACTAGTATAAAATCTTTCTACATGCTCAGAATATGTATTATAAAATGCTTTAGTTACATGTATAACATTTTTTGTATAATAACCAATATCTACTTTCTTTTTACACAAAAGAAATACTATGTTACCATCTAAATCATAAATACTATCATAGAATACATAATATGGAAAGAAAGACTTTAAGTACTTTCTATTATGAGTGCTTTTTGTATTACAAAGTAATTTTGCAAAACAATCAAATAGAGTAGTTCTAGTCTTCTTAATTGAGAATGGTTCATAATTAAAAAGATTTACTTTCCACTTATTTATGTGAGGTATTTTAGTGGAAGCATAATACTGTCTTACTAAAGCTCTTAATTCATCTGTTGTTACTGCCATGTCAAACCATTAAAAGTATGAAAGAAAGGTACTTCTCTAATCTCTTCACCAATATCTTCAATATGTTTCTGATTAGCAAGATAATTACATAAGAGTGCTACAGCTTGAGTTGCTACCATAGCTGCATAATGTCCTGTCTGCTTGTAGCTACAAGGTAAATCAGGTATCTCATCATCTCTTCTCAAAGAATCAAGATACATCTGTACATGTTCTTCCTTATGTACACAGAATATTTGAAACTCTTCTGCTTGCAATCTGGTATCTATAAAGATTTTTCTATCTTCTGTCTTACACCACTCCTCAAACATAAGTTTTCTAGCTTCCATATTGTCAAACATAGCAAAGCAGTAAGGAGTTACCTCACAACCTTCTTCATATTTACCAAGATCATCTAAGATACCATTAGAATATTCTTTAATCATAACAGCAACTGCTGCAGCTTTAGGTTTACCTAAATCATCATACCTAAAGAATTGACAATCTAAATTTACATCCTCTACAGTATCCATCTCATAAGCAATTAAATGATGCCTAAGTCTGGATAGAAAGAAAGCTACATAAGCACCTACACCACCAAGTCCCCCTAGAATAATTTCTAGGGGTTTTTCTGTTACAAATGGTGCTGCTGAGAATCTACTAAATTCTAAACGATTATACCTCATTGCTTAAAAGATATTCTTGCCACTCCTTATCAGTCATTCTGGAAATATCTTTAACAGGTTTACTACTTCCAAAGGTAACTTCCTCAAAATCATCTTTAAGATCATCTAGAAGAGAATAGATAGCACCTAAACCATCAACAATAAGAGTCTTATGTTTATGTTTACTATCAACATCATCAATAAAGTTAATTAATTGAAAGAGAGAAGCTTTAGTAGCAATATCTTTACCTTGCTCTACATGATCTATGCAAAGTTTTTCTACCTGATCTAGGTATACCTCAACATCTTCTGGAGTTCTAATCTCATCCAGAGCTTCTTTTAAAGACCTAAACTTAAAATTAATAGTACCAATAGAGTACTTAGTAATAGGAGAAACTTTATAGTGGGGAGTATAAAAAGGTAAATGAGTTTGGGCATTAACAACTTTAGTAGCTTCTTTAGCTTTAAAGATTGTATCAAACTCTTCTTGAAAATCACTACCATTTGCACCAGAGATACTTACAGGTAAAGAAAACTCCATAATAATTTTACCATCAGTAATATCTTTAGATGTATAGTTACTATCCATACCTCTAACACCTACAGTTTGAATAATCATATCAGTAGCAATCCTAGCATTAAAATCTAATTTATTATTAACAATAACAGATAGATGAAAAGGAAAGTTACTTATATTATCATATAGATGTTTATCATCTACACCTGATGGGCTTACACCCATATTATGATGAGAGTGAATACTGAAAAACATTACAGGCCACTTCTCTGAGTTATCCTCAAAATAATCAGCTAATGTTGATCCCCAATCATATTCTGTGTAACCAGAAGTACCTACATCTTTAAGTATCAAATCTATTACATGTAGTTGTAGAGTATCATCATAGATATCTCCCTCAACCTTCATGACACCTACTCCACTCCACTCTATATTAGAGCACCTGGAATTGAAATACTTGATTTTCTCCAACACTCTGTTCTCCAGAGTTATTGGATTCTTTAGATTTTTTTTTATAATCATTGTAAATTTTATTTATTAAGTCTTCTTTAGCATAATTATTCATAAAATACTGCAACCAATCATCAATATCAGTGTAAAGTACTCTTGAGTTTTTATATATTGTAGTATGTTTTTTATGTTTAATGTGTCTACAATCAAACATTACATGACTTGAGAGTTTCTCTAATTTATCTTGTTTAATAGTATTATCCTCAGAAAACAAATGAAAATAATCTTTCTTAAGATCAGAACTATTAAGGTTAAGTTTAACTTCATTCTTAAGTACAGAAATAGAGATATACTTATGAATATTATTTAATAGTTCTTCATTATTAAAGATAATACTCTGAAATTCTGATTTTGATAAATTTTTACCTTTATTTAACTTATCTAAAGCATAATAATGATCACCATGTTCTGTCTTTTGAGAAACAGTTCTATAGAAATTTACCCAAAATATATCAGCATCATTCTCATCAAATGTATCATGATCATAATGCAAATTAGTAAGAGACATTGATAGTGGAGAAGATCCCATACAAAAAGAACTAAAATCACTACTTAAGTGAGGATGTATAAATTTAGGATTATTAATATCTACAGTAGTTCTAAAACCTCTTAGAGAAACAGTATCTATATAAAAATACATATCTCTAAGCTCAATAGGATTTCTACCAGTATTAACTTCTTGTAACATTATTTTTGGAAAATGAAATCCTAGATAATAATTTCCACTAACAGTAATTAATCCTATTTTACAAACACTCTCATCATATAACTCAGAAGCTTTAAGCTTTCTATATTTCTGTATAAGACTAAGTTGAGTGTGATCTAGAGCATTTTTATTAAAGTTACTTAAGTTTGTAAAAAAACTAGTATCTCTACCATTAATTTTCTCATTAAGACTTGTAAAACCTAATGAGTAATACTCATAAATCCTCCACTTATTATATTGTTTGGTATACTCCTCAACATCAATATCTAAACTGAAAATAGGTCTAAGAGCTCGGGGCCTCCTAAGAAGCCCCTTAATCTCTTTAAACTTATTACTTCTGAGTTGCATATTTAGCCTCAGCTAAAACTCTCTCATTGAATTGTGTAGCATTAGAAGTATTTCTAATACCTAGTGCATACTCAACCTCAAATAGTCTTGCCTCAAGAACAGAACTATCAAATTGTCCTGTTGTTCTCCTTTGTAGTGTTTGCAAAACATCCTCAAGTTTTGCCTTCATTTGAGCTAGAGAATCATGAGTATAATTACCAATAATATCAATGATTACCTCATCATCATTGGTTACAGCATCAAGTCTGTACTGCTTAAGAGCAGCTCTAACTTCATGATACTCAGCCATTGCAGCCTTCATATCCTTAGGAGAGATAAATACTTTAAGGTTACCTTCTGGAAGAGCAGCATCAGCATGCTCTAGAGAGTAAAGAGCCTTACCAACAGTAACTGTCTTGTTACTGAAATCTACTGCAGGAAGAGCAGCTACTAGTTGAGAGAAGGTAGATACACCAGCTTCTACCTCAAATTGATTAACCTGTGAATTGTTTGTTGTTACAACAGTTACTTTACGCATAACTTTAAGTTTTATAAAATTGAATTTAACAAATCCTCTATATATTCATGCCCGAGGATCTTATAGGCATCAGAGAAATCTTTAATCCCCATTTCTCTGTATTCTTTAGGGAATAATAATACTGGAATATTGAATTTCTTTCTTATAAGTATAGCAGCTTTTTTACCAGCATTATCATTGTCTGCAAGATACAAACAATTATACTTATTTACAAGCCATGCTGGAGGGAGAACACTCTCCCCCTGCATAGCTACAGCTTGTATACCAAATAATGATAAACATACTACATCCTTATAACTCTTAGTTATTACTAATAGTTTAGGATCATTAATATATTCTATACCTTGTATACTTTTACTATTACTTATAAATCTATACTGTTTTCTCTCAGGAAAATAAGCTTTAACAGATGTGTCTGAGAATATGTATAAGAAACACATTTCCTCACCTCTAATGCAATTGACAAAGTTTCCTTCATTGTTTTTTACATATAAATGCTTGCATGAGTGTATATTGAATTTCTGTAAAACCTCTAAGCCTATACCATATTGTTGCCAGTATTCTAACTCCTTATTAGAGAACTCTTTAAAGTTAACTCTTATTTCTGCACTTTTCTTCTTATCCACAAAGCTCAATCTTGCAATCTGTGTTTTATTATTTTTGTTATTTAATAAATGATAAGGAATAGTGCTCTTTAAAGTATTATAAATATCCAACAGTGCTTCTTGGTAACTAAGTTTCTTTAGATACATAACAAAAGATATTGCGTCTCCACAAAACTCTCCTGGTCTGTTATCATAATAACGTAGTATGTTACCATAATATTGAAATGCACATGTTGGAGACTTATCTCTCCTCAAAGGACTTATAAAGTTACCTTTAACTACTGGAACGCCATAAGCTTCAAATATACTTTCCTGTGAAAAGGTTTTATAAACATAGTCCCTACTTAAATTAGAGACATACATTTATTAAAATGGCAAGTCGTCTGCTCCAGTAGGAGCACTAGTAAAGTCAGCACTTACTTCAGGCTTAACTACTACATCAGTAGGAGTAACATTTAGCTTATCACTATTAGGAGCAGCAATGTAACCACTCTTTGCAAATTCCAGATATCCAGATTTGCCATAGACAAGCTTAACATCAGCAGTCTTATCACTACCTACTGCAGTCACAAAGTTCTTGCAGAACTCATTGTAGTTTTTACCCTCTACTACTACATCACCAATAACAGCAGTCAATACTGTTTTGGTATCTCTAATAAAGCCCATCATCTCAAGTGCATTAGAAACTTCATCAGTCATTTCTACACCTTTCTGACCTTTAACACCATTAAACTCAAAGTTAAATGGACAAGCTCTACCCATTGGGTTACCAGCTTGTTTAGGTTCCCACATAATTTTCTTAATGTTGCTATCAACAATTCTAAGAGACAAGACAGGATCACCAGAACCATCTTTTCTAAGAGGTTCAAAAATAGCTTCTACAGGTACATTAACATTGATACCTGGTTTTACTGAAGCAGCAGGGGCTTTTACACTATTAGTATTAAACATATTTTTTATTTATTTTATTAAAAGTTAACTTGATAAGCATTTTCTGCAATAGGACCTTCTGTATGAGGCTCTAGTACTTCTACTTCTTCCTCTACTTCCTCTTCTTGAGGAGTAATGGCTACAAATTTATAGAATTTACCACTCTCATTATTCTCAAATACCTCTAACTTAAAGGTATTTCCTACAGATGTAAGATACTGACAAAGAGTAGGATTAGAGAAAGTTTTACTCTTATTTTCTCCTCTAGCAGTCTTCTTATAGAACTGACCATTAGGAGAGATTAATAGCAGATATGTATCATTACTCTTACCAAAGGTAAGTTCATTGTTCTGCATATTATTTAATCCAAAGAATGTTTGAGAGAACTCAAGTCTATCATTCTTAATGCGAAGATCCCAATTCTGTGTGGTATTCCTCTTTCTTGTTGTGGTTGCAATTACTTGAAACATAAGTTTTTTGTTTTTAAATTTTACTTGTTATAAATTTCTATTTGTTTAATGATTTCATTTAAATCATTAGGGATTTCAATAGTATTGAAAAGTCCCATCGGAGATTTAGCAGTATTGTTGCCATCATTTTGAGTAACAAAAACATATTCTAAACTTCCATCATCTTTTTTGTACACTTTTGTATACAGAACAATAGAATATAAACCTTCTAAAGTTACATACTGAGTAAACATTTTACCGATAGTTTTAGCTTGAACTACCTGTTTACCAAATTCATCTTTATCTACTTCTATATGATTGTTAACAACAACATATAAATCATCTCTTAGATTTTTAAGAGAATCTGCTAATTTAAAAGCATTCTGAGAAATATCCAGAAATTTTTGAAAACCTGTTTCTTTAGCTCTCTTCATATACTCATTAGCCATAAGATATTGATTATCATCTATAATAATAACCTTTATCTCAGGTCTTTTAGTATTAATATGCTCTAAAATATTCATTATAGTAGCATAATTATCAGATGATAACATATTACCTGTAGGGTTTTCTTTACTTATCTCAGTATAAACACTCTTCCAACCCTTAAAAGGAAGAGGTTTTTTAGCTACATTTATTATAAATGTAGATTTAGGACTTAAGTTCCTAGCAGCAGTACTTTTACCTGTACCACTTTGTCCTAATATTAGCATTCCTATTGCCATTTATTCTTTATATTTAAAAATCCATTTGTTTTCATAATTACTTTTAACTCTTTTTTCTAATCTTGGTTTAATTTTATTTAAACTGATATTTAATTTTAAAGAACATTCTTTAATAGAGTCAAACTCATAAATAATATTATCTTCTAGATCTGTAACAATAATAGCTCTTTTATTATTTTCAGCCATTACCTTACATCTTTCAGATATAATATTTATAAATTCAATATTTTCTTTCAAAGATTTAGATTGAGCTTTTCTATGAGATTCTGGTTTATTAGCTAAATATACCTCTAGCTTTTTTCTTCTATCTGCTCCCCAAGTTACTCCTAAAGTATTACCTGCTGTTTTGCAAATATCATAACCAAAATTATCATCATAAGACTTCCATAAATCTTTATAATATTGTTCTCTTATTAAACAATCCTCTGAGTTGCAAAACTCTACTATTTCAAACTTAAAATTACTTTCACCATATTTGTTAAAAGCATTTTGTAAATGAGTACTAGTATGTTTGTTTAATCTTAATCTATAAAGATGTTCCCACAATCTTCTTTTAATAGTCCTTGTTGAACTTCCAACATAAACTTTACCATCTAGCAAATTTAATATTTTATAAACTCCTGACAACATATTTTTAATACATTCTTGAATATAATGTACTTATTATACGTTTAAACAGGTAAGATTAAATTTTACTTTTTGGAAGTTTCATTTATAACTTTAATTTTAAAATACTTTCTTTATTTACTTGTGCAGCTACATCATCGTCCCTCATAACATCTGTATAATCAAATATTTCATCAGAAGTTAAATCAACATATTCTACATAAGCATTATCAGCAGCATCTTGTATACCTGTATTATAAGCTCGTTTAAGCAAATCAAGAATTAATGCATGTTCCCAAAAATCATGCTTACCAAGTTCTTCTATTATTTTTTTTATTTCTCTCATAATGAAGCTAATAAATCTTCTTTAGTTTTAAATAAAGCAATTGGTAAAACTGTGACTTGTTGTTGGCCTACTATTTGTACACAATATTCTATTTTATTACCCCAATCACATAAATTATTAGATCTACATATTCTAACTCCATTAATATCACCAACATTAGGTTTATTATTATACATAAACCAAACTCTATCATCTATATTATATTTTGTTTCTATTGTCATAAGTTGTTGTAAATTACTTGCATTATTGTTTTTCATAATACCATTTAAAATTTTTACACGTTTGTCTGTTATTTACATTCTTACAACATCTCGAAATATTAGTTGAATCTATGTTAAAAAATCTAGCTGCTTCTCTGGTGCTTTCCCATTCTTTAATAAAGTTACCTTCTAAATCATATTGATAAACTTTTTTACTCTTTACTTCTGCTAATCTTTGCATAGTAAATTCAGAAGGTTTATTTCCTTTATTAGCTTTAGATATTTTATCCTTAGTTTCTTGAGATTTACGTCTACCAGATTTTATAAAACCACAAGCAATTAATTCTTCTGTAGTTCTTGTTTTTCTAGGAGAAGTAATATGTGACATACTAATTTTCTTCTTTGTTTCCTCTGACACTTTTAAACCACTGTTATTCTCAGCTATTTTTCTAATGTTATATTGAGGATTCAAAGAGTCTAAATAATATTGTTCTCTCTCAATTAATATTTCTTTGCTACACTCTTCAATTATCTCAAAAATAAAACTTTCTTCTTTATGTTTATTCCAAGATACTTGAATATGTTTATTCCGATGTTTGTTATTTCTTAACAAATGTTTATGAAGTGTTACTCTTTTTCTATAATTAAAAGCACTTCCTATGTAAATTTTATTATTTACAGTATTTGTTATTTTATAAATAACAGTAATATTTAAATTCATATAATCATTTTTACTGATTTATACGATTTAAATAGAAACTCAATTGCAGACTGTTATAGGAGGCAACTCATAAAAATGATTAACAGCACCATTGAAAAACAAATTAACATTCTTAAAACCTGATCCTTGTCTATTCAAAGAAATAGAGAGTTCTCTATGATTATCTTTTAGTTTTGTTAAATCATAACCAGACCAACTTTTAATCTCATGTCTATATGGAGCAAAGAGACCAATTAAATAGTTAACATCTCTACCAGTAAGTTTGCTATCTCCTAAACCATCTGGTGATGGTCTAAGTTTTTGTTCTATTAAACCACCTCCTTTAGTAAATTCTAAGTTTTCTTTAGCAGCAGCTTGTTGCTGTACTCCTACTATATGTGCTTTAAATTTATCTCTAAGAGTAAGTGCATAATCAGAACTAAACTTTTCCATAGCATCCTTCAATGTTCCTCCTTTTTCTGGAGTAAGAAGATTATAGTTATCTATAATAATAATTGTATAAAGATCAGGATCAGTAGGTTCATAAAAATCCATAATCTTATGTTCCTCATTTCCAATCATTATAGTTTTATAATGAATAGTACCATTCTTCTCAAACCAATCTCTGCAATATTTATAAATTCCAAAAGGATTCCTAATAGAGTCAATAATAGTAACAGTATCTTCAAACACTTCTATCTTTTCTTTAATCTCTTTAACTTTACCTAACACTTCATCTGTTAAAATATAGCTTTGAAATTTACTTTCAAGATTTTGAGAGTCTATGACTATACCATAATCTGTAAATAATCTATTAGAAATAATACTTAAGAGTTTTGCACTTTTAGATATTTCTAAACTAAAGTACAATATTTTAATTTTAATATTACTTTCATTTTGCGAAATAAACTTATAAGGTTGATACATATACATAAAATCAGCTATCTGAGTTTTACCAACTTTACTAGAAGCTGTTACTATAGTGTATCTTTCTTTCTCTATTCCAGGAATAACTGTACTAAACTTTGGTAAATCTACCCAAGGAATACATGTATAAAGACCATTTTCTCTTAGAAGTTTATTTTTCTCAATATCTACATAAACTCTTTCAAAAATACTCATTATAAAGTTTCTGATAAATTTGATTTTAACTCAGTCATTTCTAACTTTTCCCACAATTTAGCTTTGATGAAGTTTTCTATCTTCATATTAATGTTACTATAATTAGCTTTAAGTTTGGCAATTACCTCATTATGAAGATTAATATCCCTCTTAATATTCTTAGCATACAAGATAGACATTAGATTTCTATCTGCAGCAGTAAGAAATGCTTGTTTACCATCAATAATAATAAAAGCTGGATAAGCCTCATATAACTCATCAATGTGCTTATCTACCTCAAAGAAAAGTTCTTTAGCAAGTTTCTCAGTAACCTCAAAGTAATCCAATTGGAATGTACTCTTAGTACTAGGAATTACTTGCTCAATAAGACCTCTCTCTGCAAGGGAAATTACCATCTCAGCATTAATGGCTCTCTTAGCTCTATTACCATTAACAAGTACATTCTCCTTAACACCATACTTAGAAGTTAAGGTTACTTTTTGACCAATTAAATTATCAGTAGATGAGGTAGGTCTAACCTCATTCTCCTTTGGTGTAAAGTTACTGTACTTGTACACCAAATCAAATCTCTTATTATAAATTAATAAGAGATACATTAATTCTTCGCCAGATACATCATATCTAACAAGAATATCAACCCACTTTTCTAAATCTAGCATGTCTTTTATTTATGTTTTAAAACTCTTTCCCCTCTATCTATAAAAGACTCTATATAACTATTGCAGCTCTTGTTTCCTTTTGTTTACTTTTTAACCAACTTTCCTCTTGAGAGCCTCTTATTACTAGATTGTATAAGTATGAGAGTTTATCTTTCTCATACCTTGTTACCCTATATAGACGTTGTCTATGCTGGGTACTGCTTGAAGTACTACTTGCTATAATACCAAGTGTAACTGAGCTATCATCAAATCCCTGATCAACTGATTTTGCACCAATAAGGTATTGAAAATCCTTATTTAGAAATGCCGCCAAGTTATCTTTCTTTTTCTTGGTAGTAATCTTGGAGTGATAAAGCACACTATTGGGTAACATAGTGTGAAGAACATCACAAAAAGAAGTACTCTCACTAAAAATAATACACCTATCATCAGGATGTTCAGCAATAATAGTAAGTATTTCTTGATACTTGTTATAAGCATTGTATATAATATCTTTTCTCTTCCTAAGCCATCTATTAAACTGTACAGCATGCATAGCTGCTTTACTAGCATCTAGAAATGCTGGAGCAGTTGGATGCAATCCTTGATTTCTTCTATACAAATAAGCATCTCTACCTGCAGGACTTAAGCAAGCCATTACATCATCAAATCTATTATAAAATGTCTTAAAATAAAACTCATACATCTTATTAGCATCAGCATACTGCTTAGCTTCTATCTCTGTAAAGTCCAACATCTTATTATATTCTATGACTGGTGCTACCCATTGGTTGCTTAATGCCTCTTTCATAGAGATAGTACAAATTTCTGTAATACCTCTCTTAGATAGAGTTTCTATATGTACTTCTGATACAGTTGCAGATAAACCTAGAAAATAATTCCAGCTACTATTTAAGACAGCTTGATTGAAGACTACAGCCTCATCATTACTATACATATGTATCTCATCTTGTATTAGGAACTCACATTGCATAGATGTCTTAATGTAACTATTAACAACAAATACTTCTGCTTGTACTCCCCACTCTTTCAAGATCTTAACCCACTGCTCTTGCAAAATTTGTCTAGGTACAACAACATGTATAATAGTATTCTCTGGTAGTGCTTTACAACACTTAATAGCAGTAATGGTTTTACCAAAGCTACCCACTGCAGTAAGAAGACCTACTCTATTATTATCTTCCCAAGTCTTTACAATCTCAGCTTGTTTTTGATCTTTAGTTACCATTCATAATCTCATTTATCTCATCTAAACTTGGAAGTTGTGGTAATTCCTCAACTTCTATTTCTTGATATAAATCCATGTACTTTTTAATGTTTTTAGCAAAAATTAATAATTCTTTTAGAGTAGCATTAGCCTTCATGCTATTAGCTAAGGTGCTAATAACAGCTATGTTACCTTTAACATATCCCTTATTAGGAAACACTCTATCAATGGATGGGGAGTATCTAGTACTACATACTAAGGGAACTTTAAGAATAGGACACTTTTCAGGTATCCTTATATCTTTAAGTTCAATGTTGAATTCTAATCCTTTCTTCAATGCTCTTTTCTTAGCACTTCTAAAAAGACTTTGCTTTAACTCATGTAAGTGTTTATACTTACTTTTAGCTAAAAGCTTAATATTGAATTTATTACTCTTTCTCACATATTGTATTATTTAGAAGTACTCTAAATAGGAAGCTGCCTAATTTCCCTTAATGCTGCTTCTTTTTGAGTAATAAATAACTCATTTCTATTTAACAACTCAGCAATTCTATCTGCCTCTTGAAATAGATCTTCATTACTTCCCATATTCTTATCAATTGTACATAACAATTTAAAGGTATTAGAAGATTCTTCATCAAATATACCCACCCCAATAATTCCTTCTACCTTACCTGATTTACCATCAGAGTTAGAATAGAATGTTGAGGTTGTATTTACTGCTTTATAAATCATAATCTTATTTTGTCCATTCTTTAGTTATTGTTGTATCTACTTCTATAGGTATAGACTTTATAATAGTACCTCCAGCTCTAATCATAGCAGCTTCTTGAATCTCTTTCCATTCTTCTGCCTTATCTTCTGGAACCTCATACACTAAACAATCATGAATCTGTAGAACAAATTTAGGATACTTAAGTTTTTTAGCAGAGTACTCACAATTTAAGATAGCTTGTTTTGCCATATCTGCAGCACTACCTTGAATAGGAGTATTCTTACCTGCTCTCTCTATTTCTCCATTTCTTTTACTCCACTCTCTCCAATCTTGCTCCTTTAAGTAAGAGATATCATCAAAAAATCTAATCCTTCCTAAGTAAGTTTTTATAAATCCTCTACTAGATGCTAGATAAGATAAAGTTTTTAAGAATACTTCTACAGATGGTACTACTGAAAAATACTTATCAATAAACTTTTTAGCATCCTCTACAGGTATATCCAGTGTCTTAGACAACTTAAACTCAGTCATACCAAAAGCTAAACCAAAGTTAATAGTTTTCTGAACATCTCTATAACTTTTACCTCTAAGAAATTCTGGTTTATTTTTTACCTCCTCTATTGGTACTCCAAATGTAAGAGCTGCTAGTTCACCATGCAAGTCTTTACCTTCTCTAAAAGCATTTACCCAAATAGGGTCTTGAGAAAACTCAGCTATTAGACGTAATTCTTGAGCAGAGTAATCTGAGGCTACTAATACTTTACCTTCTCCTGCTTTAAAACAATTGAGATACTCATTTTTAGCTGGGATATTTTGCATATTAGGAGACTCATGACCTCCGGTAGAAATTCTACCAGTCTCAAGAATTTGCCATACACTTGTGTGTACTTTCTTAGATACAGGATTAATGTTATTTAGAAACTTCTTACCATAAGTAGTTACTAATTTAGATTTTTTCTTGTACTCTATAAACTTATTTACCAGAGGATACTGCTTAGAATATTTATTAATATCTTTCTCTGAGGTACTTTCTATGTCATCAATACCTAATTCTTTAAAAACCTCCTTAATTTGTAAAGGACTACTCCACTTAATAGAGGAGTATTTCTCAAATTCTGTTGAGAATAAATCCATTTGATAGGATTGACAATACTTCTTTAAAGAAGGTATTTGTAATACTTCTGCATCTAATTCTCTCTCATACTTCTTCATATCTAAAGCTGCTTTCTCAGCTAACTTTAACCATTCTTCCTTATCAAGATATAGACCATTATATTCCATTCTAGCAAAAGCTATACTAACTTGATTTTCCAAATCTACTATTCTATGTAGCTTTAGTTTCTCAACTTCTTGTAATTGCTTTTCTCTAATCTCATGTAAACATACTACATCTTCTGCAGCATACTTAATTACTCTCTCTGTTAGACCTTTGTAATTTATCTCTCCTCTAACACTTTTATCTAAGAACTTACCACAATACTTCATAGCTAGTGCATCCAAACCTAAAGACCTATTACTAAGTCCTGTAGTTAAGATGCACTCTACTAAGAAGGTATCATAAATATTCTCTACTTCTATCCCTTTATGTAGTAGAAATCTAATATCAAATTTTAAATTTTGACCTAGCTTTAACCACTCAGGACTAGTAAAAACTTCTTTAATTAGTTCTAAAGTTTCACCAGATGAGATATCAATTATAAATTGTTCTTCAGCATTACCTATCTGCCAACAAACATCTTTACAAGTATAAGGATCAAATCCCTCAGTCTCAGAGTCTATACCTATGATTTTATTCTTGTCTAACCAATCTATTAAAGTATTAAAAGTAACATAATTAAAAGGAGTAAACAGTTGTTTTTGTTTACTAATAATATTTATCATCTTCTACATAATTCTGTAATCTTATCTTCTACCTCATCTACTGCTTCTCTAGGTAACCCTTCACAATAAAATCTGCCCATACCAAATTTCTCCTTAATTTGAGAATAGCTAAACCCATGTGCATTTATAAATGATTGAAACTTCTCATCTAACCATTCTATAAAGTTAGAATCATCTATATCTAAACCATAATGTCCTTCTTCTAAGAAGTCTTTGTATTTCTTATTAAACTCTTCACTTGTCATAACTTTCTAACATTTTAATTCTACTCTTAATATATTGTATATCTTTCCAATATTCAGGATCATCAGAGCGATCTCCATAAGGATCTAAGATAGATTGTAAATACTCTATCTCTTCCTCAACAGAAGCTTTACATACTTGATAAGTTATTCCTCTCTCACCTACAAAAGTAGTTGACCATTCTTCTTTTAAATCCCATACTTCTGAGGATAATAAAAATATTAAATTAAAACATCCAATATATTGATTAAGTCTAGGAGGTAATAGTTCTTTAACTACTTCCTCTATTTCTTGTAAATTGTTATATACTTTTTGCATTTTCTTCTATTTGTAATATTTCATAACTGTGTAAAATTTCTTGCAAATATCTAAATAGATATCCATTTTGTCTATTTAGATTACTCATAATAAACATAAAAAATATTTCCTTGTTTAGGTGCAATACTGTAGATTCACCAATCTTAATTTCTCTGTACCCAGAGAAAGTATCTTTAAACTTCTCTAGTGAGGGTACTTGTAGTATGTAAATTGACATATGCATAAATAAAAAAGCCTAGTATTTCTACTAGGCTTATAATTAGTTTGTATTTATTTACTTAGTTAGTTATATAAGATGCTGTCCAATAAGCTACATTATTACAAGTTACAGAAGTTCTATAGCACGAATTAAGATTAGCAGGTTGTGGAGATAAAACTCTATCCACAATACCTGTAGCTTTCTCAGTAGTAGTTAAAGATGTAATAGTACCTCTACTTCCACAAGCTTGTGTGACAGTACAAGCAGCATCATATCTACATACATTTAAGGAGTAAGTAGGATAAGTTATTTGATTAATAGGGACTGTAAACTTAATTCTCCATTTACCATCAGTTCCTTTGTAGGTAGTCTGTAAAGATACTGGATTAGTAACTACTGGTGGTGGAGGTTGAGTTGTAGGAGTATAATTAGGTAAAGAACTATAATACAAAGACTTATGTAATACTGCTAACTCTGGAGCTTTAAGCATAACTTCAGCAGTTCCATAAATATGGCAATAAGACATAAAATCTCCAGCCATTCTCTTAGTTGTTCCTACACATTTAATTGTGGGAGGACAAGCTTTATTGTTCTCACAAGCATAACAACTATCCAATGGTCCAAGTCTGTTACCATTCTTATCTAACCAAGCACAATCATTATGTGAGTGTTGAAGTCCTAAGTTGTGATGCAATTCATGATTAAAAGATAGTAATGCATAGTTTCTATCTCTTGAATTTAAAGGTCTATTTCTAGCTAATGAGACAAATGCCCATTTAGCAGATGTAACTGATCCTGCAGAAATATAAGCACATCCTCCAATATTAGCATCTGTTAAAAATACTTTAAAAGGTTGTGCTGTTATATTGATAGTATTATTACCAAATAAATATAATCCTGATACAGCATCTCTTACATTAACATAAGGATCTGGTGTTGTATGAATAAACATATTTCCAACAACATACTTAACTCCATCTATTCTCTCAGATGCTTCTGAGCATAAGTTAATAAAGCTTCTCATTTTAGCTTCTGCATTAGAAGCATTCATTCCCTCATTTACATATATATTGTATGCAACTTCTACATACAAAGTACATACTTTGTAAGAACGATAATTTGGGTTCCAAAAGTCAGGTTCTGCAGCAGTCATTCTAGCATTAGTAACCTTTTTTTCTGCTGTAGTATCAACTGGTTTACACCCTACAGTATAATGTGCAGTATCTGTGTGAGTAGTATCACTACTATTCACTGGAATTTCATAATCAGGATTACAACTAAATAAGATAATAGTTAATAAACCAAAGAGTTTTAATTTCATATATTTTATATTTTACTTCAAATATACGAATAATAAAATTACAGGGGAGAATATCCCCTGTAATTATTAAAGTTCTTACTAAAGTTTTTAAATATTTGCCTAGACGTGGTTTGTCATAGTTTTTTTGTTTTAGGCCCCTGCGTTGGCAGAGGCTTACAATTTTACTTTAATTGCGCATATTTACAAGTTAGCAGTAATACTACGTTAATCGTATAATATTACCATTCCACCTCCAAAAACCTTGCATACTATCAAACCAAATTTCTATATCGGTAACAAAGAAACCTTTTTTTGCTCCATGTTCCATAATTTCATTTTCGGTCGGTTTAAAGTCTGCCGTTCCTTCAACTAACATTTCGTGTTGTTGGCTTCTGTATTCAACGCAATTATCTTCTATTTTCATAATTAAATTTGTTTTAAATTATCCGTACTACTGCTAACAGCACATAAGCAAAAGCCCAAATTCCACCGCACAATGCCAACGCTATTTGTGCCTTCGCTTATCTGCAAAACGTTATCTGCAAGGCTACCTGACAAGCTCCGATTCAAGTAATCCTTTGTCGTGGGCCTCAATAATCTGTTGCTTCTCCATTTCTTTGGCTTGCTCAAATTGTTTGCTATAAATTTGATGTATGTACATATCATCAATTTGTTCCAATAACCATTCTACTGCTGTCTGCTTGCTCATATTATTCTATTGATTTTAATCTTTCTTTACCTACAAAACCATATTCTCCTTTTCTATTTCCCTCAAGGAATTGAATTCTTACACTATTAATATTCTTTTTACTTTGAAATCCATCATATATAACATACTCAGATTCTCCTTTGAATCTTTTATAAATGACTTTTTCTCCTTTATTCATAATATTTTAACAGAGTCAACATCTACTTTACCATAAGCTAAGAAATCTATTCTATTACTAAATCTCTTATTCATAGTATCTTCTACTCTCCAACAACCTCTAAGATGTACAGGTTGATGTACATATATTTCAGAGTTATAAGGATATTCTTTTAATAGATCTCTAGAAACTGCTACTACTCTAATCTCTTGTTTCTTAAGTTTTCTAAGATTAATTCTATATCCTGTTGCAGTAATGAGTGGGTTTCCATCACATTGAGCCTGTACTGGATTATAGTATGTAGCCTTGAGTTTCTTGTAAGGAATTTCCTTAGTCTGAAGGGTATCTTGTTTAAGATATTGAGGTTTAGTATCTGCTTCAATTATTAATGTGTCTAAGTATAAGAAAAATAACCCTACTGCTGCTGCAGCACATATTAAATTAGCAACAGTCTTAAGAAAAGAATGTTGTTTTCTGAACAGGATATATAACTCTATTCCTGTAATAGTAAAATTTAAGCCTGCTAAGGCTATTAGCAATTTATAAATTATAATCATTCCATTTGTTTTTTAGTTCTTGAGCTAGTATTTTATATTCTTTAACAGATATCTGGAGCTCATTACAGATATCTTCTACTGATGTATCCTCACTTCTTAAGAGAAAGAACATATATAATGTACTTCCTATTAAATACTCTTTAAAGCTATTTAGATCTATACTATCATTAGATGTTTCTTCTAATCTTTCTGGTATAGTATCTACATATTCAGGATGTTTCTTCCTAATATATTTGTCTATATAGTGGTTTCTAGCAATATTATTAACCCATGTAACAGGTGCACTTTTACTGCTATCAAATAGATGCTGTTTAAGAGTAGCTTTAAGTAGTACATCTTCTACAAAATCATCTAAATCTTCATCTTTAAGTTTAAACTTGCTCTTAGCAAATCTTTTAACTTCTTTTTTATACTTGTAAAATTGAAATTCCATTTGGCAAATATAGTAGAAAAATAAGTTAGGATAATGTATCCTAACTTATTACCATATTAAACACCAATTAATCAAAAAAATTCTTATAGTTAATAGTAAAATAAAAGAAAGTAAGGGAGAATATCCCCCTTACTTTACAACACTATTTATTCACAATTAACCAAAATATGTAGTCAGGACAAGTTTCACTCTTGTAACCATAGGTATCCCCATTGCTTTATTTTAAGCTACCTGCCTAAATTTAAATAACATAATTCTTTGTAGTTCTTTGCCAAGAACCCTTTTACTTTTTCACTCAATTTTCATGCCTGAAAATCTAATTTTCTGTTTTACTCCTACTAAAGACTTGCAATTCTTATTTGGTAGTTCAAGCCGATTTTCAAAGTTAAAGAACTATGTTATTTGTAGTCAGGACAGGAATTGAACCTGTACGTAAAGGATTAGCGCTTAGCCCTTACCCATCTTATTTCTGGAGTGCGTCTACCATTCCGCCACCTGACTAAATTTATTTTTTGCTAGCAAGATATCTTTCTTTTCTAGCAGAATTTTTATTTTTAGATTTATATGTATCTAACTGAGAATCACAATTGTGACATATTAATCTTAAGTTGCTTCTTAAATTATTTGCAGCATTACCATCAATATGATCTAACACAAAAATCATTTCTTTGTTATTCCATATATTTTCAATATTACAAATAGCACATTTATAATCTTGTTCTTGTAATATTTTAGGTTTAAATGTTTTAGGAGAATAATTTGCTCTTTGATAAAAATTGTCTCCTTCTAAAAATTTTTTATATTTTTCATCACTTTGGTATTTTTGATGACATTTAATAGAACAAAAAATATGAGTAGATCCAGAATATTTTATAAATTCTTGATTACAACATTTACATGTTGCTGTTTCTCTTTGAATTCTATAAGTACCTTTATTAAAAGTTTCTTTTTCACTTATTTTTCTTCTTTCAGGTAATTCTATACCAAACCTTCTAGCTTTTTTCCTAATTGCGGAACCAGAAACATTATATAATTCTCCTATTTTATCATAAGTTAATTTATCAATAAATATTAATTTTTCAAGTTCTTCTTTTACATATTTCATAACTATACTTTATATAGTTATACGTAATTCGAACTAAAATCTTATATTTATTTAGTACCCCAGGTAGGGTTCGAACCTACATCATCCAATTATACGCTAACAGTTTAGAAGACTGTGCTAATACTGGGGCTTAAAAGAAATAATCTGTATTTTTAAAGAATACTGATTAGTATAAACTTAATTTGTTAATGCAACTCAACTATAGATAGTATTAATTCTTCAATATTTTCTATAGTTTTATTAAGGACTTTTAAATCCCATCTCCACAAAACCTTTAGTAATGAAAGTATTACAATTGGTAAACAATACACATATATAAGTATTGCTACTATGAATTTAAATACCTCCTTCATACTAATTATGTTTATTAACTCTCAATCTTTCTGCTTCTAACATCTCCTCTAGAGCTTGTTCTACAACCTCTACTGGAAACTTCTTGATAGCATTAACAATAGCATCATTAATAGTATCTTGTTGAGTAAGAATACCCCTACTAACAAGTACTTCGTTGCAAACTTGCAACTTTTCTTGGAAAAGAGCAACTGATGCTCTCTTCTCATCAAGTCTTTTTTGTATCTCAGGTAAAATAATACCTGTCAACTTTTTGGTTGGCATTGTGGAAATAAGTTCCATTGAGCCATCTTTGTGCTTCCAGAGTTGTTTCTCTGAGAAGTTAACTGTGTGTGAAGAATCTTTGATTTTCATGATACTAGAATTTGAACAGTTTTAGAAATGTTTGTAAATTTTAAATTATGTAATGGACCTTTCATAAGAAAGGTTGTTTTGTTGCCAAATGTAGAAGAAGTATTAATTCTTCCATTAAATTTGACATAGTCTTTTTTAGGATAACTACTGAATGATAACTTAATACCACTTGTAGTAATTCTGAATTTGTAATAACAAACTCCTGATAACCTCTTAAGAGCATAAGCATTAAAGTATGCTTGAGTTTTAAAAGGTAAGAATGTTAATGTAGATTCATTCTTAACAAATCTACTTGCTCTCCAATGTTCTATTAGCATAAAAAAGTAAATAAATAGGGAGAGATTTCTCTCTCCCTATAATGTTATTATGCTAATACTAATGGATTAGCATTAACTACTGGAGCTTTGCTTGTTGCAGCCATATCTCCAAACCCAAAGTCATCAGAAGATGCCCTTGCAGAACCTACTAAATGAGAACATACTAGTAGTACAGTATCTGAACCATCTTTAATGATAGCAGAAGCTAGGTAAGTATTACCAGCACTCATACCTTTGGTATAGTTTGCCTCATTAATAATACAGCTTCTCTGTACTTTCTGTCCTGAGTTATTTACAAACTCAAGAGTACCTACTCTGTATAATTTACCAGAAGGAAACTGTCCTACTGTTTCTGGAGAAATATCCAGAAGTTTAGCTTGAAACTGTGCTACATTCTGACCTCTTTCTGAATCGTAAATAAATTGAAAATTTGCCATGTTTTTGTTTTAAAAAAGAAATTTGTAAATTGTTAAATAGTAAAAAGAATATTGAATTTAGTTCTCTAATGCTTGTAACTCATATTGAGCCTCAAGTGCATCAGGATGAGGTAGAATAAATCTATCTACCTTATAACCTCCATATGGTAATGGAGGTTGTATTTCTTGAAGTATAAAGTAATCTTCATTAGTAAGTTTATTCTTACCTACTCTAAGTACAGTATACTCTCCCTTTTCTTTAGGCCAAGCAGATGTTGGTATATCTGCTGGCCTACAATTTGCGTCAATACAAATAACTTTCATCATTTGATAGATAAATAAGTGTTCTCACTTTGTTTACCAATAATGACTTTTAAAGACATACTATCCCACTCTGGAGAGTGTTTTAGTATCTCATTTACTAAACTAAATGAAGTTGTTTTGTTGTTTTTCACTCTGATTTTTTTCATTTTTAGGAACTTTAAAATAAACACATATAAACCCAAATACTCCCCATGCTACTATTAATCCTACTGGACCAGCTAGTATATTAAATGGTACAAGTAATAAAGTATTTCTGATATAAGGAAAATCAATTTCCCTACAATGATCTCTATAATCTTTTCCAAACCTCTTATACCAATAATGTATAGGAGTATAGTATAAACTCATAGCACTTAATATTCCTACTATTAAGTGTAGAATGATAAAAATTGTTAATAACATAAGTTTAAAGTTTACCCCCATTAATATCAATGATACTTGCAAGAGTATTGTAAAGAATAGTTTCTTTGTTAATAACAAAGGGAGATTCATTTACAAGTTTTTGCACTTTATGTGCAAACAACAATTTGTTTAAGGAAACAATAGCATTACTAACTTCATGCACATCTAAAGTAACTAAGTTGAAGTTAATTTTGCTAATGCTATTTATCATACTTGTAGTATGTCTAGTTTTCCAGAACTCATCATTTAAGACTTGATCTAGAATAATTACACTACTATTAATTCTTACATTAATAGCATAAACAGAAAGACCATTAATGTTAATAGTCTTGTATCCAAAACTTTTGATTCTCATTTTGTTTTTTCTTTGTTGTAAATGTCAGTAATCATTTCATCAGTAAGCCACTCCCAGTTTGTAGCTGGATAGTGTCTACGCTGATAGAGCTGTTTAGTGTAAGATCCTAGACCTTTCCACCATTCTTGTGCTGTTTTTTCTTTCATTTGATTAATGTTAAATGTTAAAAAATAAACAATTAAGTGTGCTACTATGTTTCAAGCTTTACACTAGCTATCCTTCTTAATTGTTATACTTATCTCAGTACTTCTTCATCTCTCCACAATTGTTAGGAATGGATGTTCTAACCTGAGATGCATTAGAAAGAAGATCTTAATCTCTAAGTTTACACAGAGTGCATAAACCTAGAAAGCATGTGAAGATAATGAATGTTGTCATCTTCTAATTGAGTTTACATAGTTTCCCATTGTTTTACCACATCTGTGACCTTTACTACTTCCTCTTTTATTAGGATTCTTCTGAGCCACATAACCTTGTGATGCACAACTACTAGCAATGACTGCTAGTAGTGTACAAATTAGTAACATCCTCATATTAAAGATAGTTTGTATGAGACTCTACATCCCAATAATCACCTTCAGTTAATTCCAGTTCAGCTTCTTTGAACTTGTTAGTAATACTACAGTCATTCTTAACTGTAATAGGAACATTTCTCAATTGAGCTTCATAGTAATCTATGATTTGAGATACAGAAGCTCTTGGTATAATACCACCATCAGTAGGTTAGTAAACCTACTGATGGTAGTTTGTTTTGCATTACTACTCATTTTGCAAGTATTAAAAGTTTAAGAGTGACCATGAAGAGTGCAAGAATAAATCCTATGATGCAAATAGCATCATAAAAAAAGTTTAATTTCTTATGTTGTTTTAGAAAGTTTTCCATTTGTTTTTGTTTGTTAAATGTGAATTAAGAATATCTCTTGTGTTAGTTGTAAGCCTTGATTAATATTAAGGTATATTCACTTACAACTATTACACAAGAAATAATTTGCCCATCTGCACTCAGTTGTAATAGAAAACATGGATAATACGGAAGATAATTCATTCCATTATTATTTAGTATTTTACATCTATTACAACTGCTCACCCTTTGGAAGTGAGTTGTGGTGCATTAACAAAAAGGAATACAAGTATTGCTACTTGTATTCCTGTAATTTATCCTACAAACTTAACTCTACAGGAATAGAATCCCATAGAGTAAGATAATGAATAAATTCTGTGCTTACTTGTCATAATCTGTGAAAATCTTTTCCACTGAGAATGAGATAAAGTTAAACTATGCATAATTACTTTACAATTACATACATTGAGTTGTTATGTAATAATGTATCATTAACTTGATACATTGTATCTACCTCTATAATAGAGGTAATCCTGCTGACAATAATTCTGTCTCCAACTCTTGCCATAAGATTGGCTTTAACTCTCTTAAGAGAACTTTTGTTAATAACAGAACTAGTATTTCTCTTGTGTTCTACACAAGAAGATAGTGCAGCTATTGCTGCAATAAGAACTAATATTTTTTTCATTTTGTTTAATTGTTTTTGTGAATAAAAGAAAGGGAATTTCACCCTTTAGTGATTTGATTACAATTAAGTTTACACTGTTACAGTACTCACAACTCTAGCAGTTTGTATTTTGAGAGTTCAATAGGTAGACTTTTTGTTTTCCATAACCAATTGCAATTGGTATGTAATCAAAGAAAATTTATTCTCAGAGTTAATAGCCATAGTAACCTAAACTTGTATGTAATAATACAGTTGATGATTACTTTGCTTCCAGAGAATAAATAAGAGAAAAGGGAATTTTACCCTTTAGATTCTAAATACTTATTAATCTGTTTAACAACAGAACCTTTTAAAGTTCCATCTCTATTAATTACTGCTGTAGTAAGAATAGAAGAATGTAATTTAGTAAAGTCTGTATCAGAATTAATAACAGCTATACAATTTTCTTTTGTAGCTGTACCAATAAAGAATAGAATTCCCCATCTTTTAGATTCAGGATTAGTTTCATGAATTATTAAAGAAGGATCTTCAGTTGTTACAGGAATAATACAACCATCAAAATGTTTACCTGTATATAAAATTTCTTGTGCAATCATCATTGGAATTGTGAATAAAGAATAAAACAAACTTTGGCTATAATTATTGATTGAAACAACAGCTAAGGAATAGCCTTAACTTAGATGTTGAGTGATATATGATTAGAGTGATTATCAACCACTTACACAATCAGAGAGTGTACTTTCTTCCACTAATCTTAAAAAAGAATTAGTTAGAGAGTGCAACATCTTCCACCATTTAAAAAAAGGTTGGAGTCCCGAAGGACTCCTAACCAACTATCCCCAAAGGTCAGCAACTGACAGACGAAGGGAACCTCCCTTCCTGCCAATCTTGATCCTCTCTTCACCGTCAACAGCATATATGCTGATGATGTGGTTTTCCAGGAATTCTCTGTTTACCACAGTTTCAGGTGTTAACAATGCTGCAGCACCTACTGAGAAGTAGATGTTGGTGGCAATGTTATCCCCATTCATAAATGTGATAAATGCATATGTATTAGCATTCCTTCTAATTTGAGGAATGATAGATACAAATGAAAATTCAGACATAAATTCCTGACAAGATAAAGTTCTCATATTGGTAATTGTGTTTAATGACAGGAACCCCCTGCCGGCAAAGCTATGAGATAGGGGGACTGTTGATTGGAATATCCAAACACCATACACTTGAAAATAAAAAAATTATAAAAAATTATAAAAAAATACCTCTTGAGTATGACTTAAGAGGTATCTATGATTAAAAAAGCAAAAACATGAAAATCTCCTATTGCTAGGATTATTTATGCAGTACAAAGATATAAAATATACTTTACAAAAAATTATAAAATTAAAATTTGTAAGTTATACTTTATAAAAAGAAAAACCCTAGCTTAACTAGGGTATCTTGCTCTGTATGTTACAGAGTCAATCTTAATTCTTAAGAATAGGAATATGCTTAATACTTAAATTTATAATTAAGTTATTTAATTAATTATACGAGGAATTCTTGACATTAGTTCTACTTTTTAAGAAATATTTTTCACTCATAATCTTCTCTATTACTTACCTTACTGTAACCTAGAGCTTTATACTTCTCTTCCTTGATTAAGTTTTTTATTTCTTTATGCTCCAATTCTTTCTTGATCTTCTTGGAGAGCTTCTTGTCCTCCTTCCAAGGTCTGTTCTTGTTTCCCATAATTGTCTAATAATGCCTTAATTTTTTGCATAGTTTGTTGTGTTCCCTCTTCTCCTTTAATACTATCTAAGAAGTCTTTATTCTTCTTAAGAAATAGTTTATACTCCTTCTCTCTTTCTTTTTCTAATTTTCTTCTGTATTGTCTATTCATAAATTTTATTCTCTTATATTTGCAAATATAAATTGTACTTAAATATGAAACAAATAAAATTAAAGTTATTAGTATTTGAAGATTCTCTTAAAGATTCTAAAGGCAAAGCTATTACACATGATATTGCTGATATGTTAAGAGAAGCTGGAGAAGATGTTATTGAGGGTGAAAGCTTATCTTATAAGGATATAATCTTTGCTTTTAATACCTTACCTCCTTTTATTCTTATAGGAGATCAGACATCTCCTCTTATTTCTCATAAGTTTACTATTATGCAAGGCTTAACTGAGGATATTATGTTTAACTTCTTAGAAACTCCTGAGGAGATAATGCTTCTTATTAATGATGCTGAAGATAAACAACTTAGTAAAGAACTTAACTCCCTTCAATTAGAAATCCCCTTTAGTAATGGAAAAACAGAGATTAATAGCAGTGAAGGGTGATACCTATCACAACTATATGAAGGTTATGTCTCTTAATTTTAACCTTACTGAGACAGAGATAAAGGTAGCTGCTGAGTTATTAAGGGAGTATGAGGGTTTTCTTATTCAAAGTACACCTGAGATTGCATGGGAACTACTTAACTCTCCTAAGACTAATAAGAGAATTAAGGATAAACTCTTCTTAAAAGATGCTTCTTATAATAATATCAAGACTTCTTTAAAAAAGAAAGGACTCCTTACTACCTCAGGCTTTAAGAATGGTATTTACTTAGCAGATATTAAATTTATCTTTAGTGAAGCTTAACCTTATTATTAAGGAAGTTGCTGATAATCTACAACTTCCGTACAAGGATGTTAATACTGTAATTAAGTTTGTTTTTTTAGCTACCTCTAAACAAATGAGGGATAAAAGTCCTAAGATAACTGTAAGATATCTTGGTACTTTTATTAGAAAACTCTCTAAAAGAGATACTTACAAGAAATATTTACAACTAAAAGATGAAATTAATAGAGATAAATAGTGCTACTGTAACACTTCATGAGGCTTGCCTCTTAGTTCCAGAGTTTAAAGCATTGTATGAGAAAAATAAGAAGGATAATGGTATACAAGCCTTTAAGTATGTATATCTTTTTGCTGATTATAACTCTCCTTATAGAGCTTATGATGAGGAACAAAAGATAGCAGCCTTAAATAAGGATTTAGGTGTAACCTTAACTCAAGAACTTAAGAATGCTATTGAGAAATATAAAGATTTGAATTACACATTTAACATGAGGTATCTACAAGATGCTATTCATGCTGCCAATCAAACTAGAGCTTACTTTAGAAATGTAGATTATACACTCTTAGATGCTAAAGGTAACCCTGTTTATAGAGTTAAGGAGGTTACTGATGCACTTAAGAACACCCTTCAAGTAATTACTACATTAGAGGGCTTAAAAGAGAAAGTAGAATCTGAGAATGTAGCACAAAATAAGGTTAGAGCAGGAGCTAAAATTAATAAATGGGAACAATAAGGAATACCGGAGGTCTTTGGATAAACACTGAACCTTTTAGAGAGGCAGGTAATAACTTTATTACTACTGGTAGATATACTGATGCTCTTCCTGGGACATTAGAATTTGATAGATTCTGGGATCAAGAGTTTACTAGGTGTATAGAGGGTTATGAAGTCTCTGGTGCTAAGATAACTGGTAAACATTACTTCTATCTAAACTATTGCCTCATTAATAAGGTAAACTTAACTGATGATAACAGAGGTAAGAGAAAGGTATCTAAAGGTTTCTTACTTCCTGACTTTTGGGATGGTGATTATGAGTACTTCTGGTTCTTAGAAATAGCAGAGAATGGTATAGATCCAGCTCTTCTTCCTAAGTTGCATCTAAATAATAAAGTACTTTGGACAGAAGGAGGAAAATCTATGATAGTAGGTAAAGCTAGGAGAAGAGGATTCTCTTATAAGAATGCTGCTACTATTGCATGGGAATATACCTTCATTAAAAAGTCCCTTACTCTAGTTGCTGCTTATGATAAGAAATATCTATTCTCAGAGATTGGTATCTTTACTAAGGTTATAGATATGCTCAATCACCTCAACACTAATTGTCCTGCTTTTAAGAGAAGCAGGCTTGTTAATAAAGTAGCTGATGGTAGAATTAAGAGTGGTTATATAGAGTATACTGATGATGGTACAGAGTTAGCTAAAGGGCATCAAAGTTCTATTACTTGTGTATCCTTTATGAATAATCCTGATGCTGCAAGGGGTGCTGATGCTAGTAAAATTATTGTAGAAGAAGCAGGTACTTTCATTAATTGGAATGAGAGTTATTATGCTATGGAACCTTCTATTAAGGCTGGGGATTATTATACAGGTATGATGATTGTTTTTGGTACTGGTGGTGATATGGAAGCTGGTACTATTGATTTTGCTGAGATGTATTATAATCCTGATAATTATAATATGATGCCTTTTGAGAATGTATGGGATGAGGATGGATTAAGAGATAAGAGTGCAGGTTTCTTCTTTCCTATGTATCAGAACTATGAGGGAGCTTATGATAAGAATGGTAACTCAGATATACCTAAAGCTAAAGAACTCTTATCTAAACTTAGGGAGAATAAGAAAGCTAAAGCAAAGAGCCCTGATGAGTATCTTAGACATACTACTGAGTATGCTTGGTCCCCCTCTGAAGCTTTTCAAATTATCTCTAATAATGTATTTCCTACAGAAGATCTGCGTAGACAGCTAGGCTTATGTATGACTAAAGATGAGTATAAAGGTATCTGTGGTAAGATGGCTTATGATAGTAATGGTAATCCAGAGTTTGTACCAGACCTGTCTCTCAGACCTTTAGAGTATAGAGATAAAACCTTAGATAAGAGTGGTTGTATACAGATATGGGAAAAACCAACTCCAGGAATATCGTATAATTTGTATACTGGAGGACTAGATCCATATGCTACTGATGAAGCTAATTATAGTGATTCTTTAGGCTCACTATTTATCTTTAAGAGGTATGCTATAGGTGAGGAAACTCATGATTTACCAGTTGCTGAGTATACAGGTAGACCACAGAACTTTAAAGAGTTTTATGATCAATGTATACTCTTAATAGAGTACTATAATGCAAGCTGTCTATATGAAAATAACATCAACAACTTTAAAACCCACTGTGAGAATAAACATAAATTGCATTTATTGTCCAGAACCCCAAGTATTGTTAAGGCTGCATCTAACCAACACACAAATACCTATGGGATCAGAGTTGTCGGCAATTCATATTCCTCTGTTAAGAATGAACTTATCACTTATGTAAATAACTGGTTAAGAGAGGAGTATGAAGATGGTAAGAGCAATGTTTATAAGATTAAAAGTATAGGTCTCTTACAAGAACTTATAACTTATAATAGTAGAGGTAACTTTGATAGATTTATATCCTTCTCATTAGCTCTTATTAGAAATATAGAATTAACTAAAATACAACCTGCTTTTAAAGACTCGTATAAGAGGAATGGCAGAGATTTCTTTTCTTCCAAATTATTTAGTAACTAATGATTCCACCTCTCCCAGAACAAAGGGTTCCCCAAGCAACTAAGAATACCTTAGATTGGCAAAAGAAATGTATTATAGCACTTGTAGGTAGAGCATACTCTAATCTTTCAGGAAGTAGAACTTCTAGAGAAGCTAAACAAATTAACTATGACCTCTTTAATTCAATTGTTAATATTGAAGATTTTTCTTATGTTACTAAGCCTTATGGTGTTGATATACATGATAGTATTGGTAACCTGCCAGCTAATTTCCAAGACTATAATATTGTGCGCTCTTCTGTTCTACAACTGGTTGGTGAAGAACTTAAGAGACCCTTTACATACAAAGTTGTCTCTACTGCAGGAGAAGGTTTTAATCAGTATCTTGAGGAGAAGAAGGAAGCCTTAGAGTATTCCTACATGGCTATACTTAAGAATGCTCTTGGAGAAGAGACTGAAGCAGAAACTCCTGAGGAGGTAGAAAAATACTTTACTAATACTTATACCAATAATGTAGAAATAACTGCTAATAAGCTACTTAACCATTTAGAGAAAGCTCTTAAACTTAAGAATCATTTTGTTAGAGGTTTTCAGAATGCACTTACTTGTGCAGAAGAAGTATACTATGCAGGTATCTTTAATAATGAACCTACCTTAATTCCTTGGAATCCTATTCACTTTGAGTGTGATAAAAATCAAGACTCACTCTTTATTGAGGATTGTGATTGGGCAGTAGGTAGAATGTGGTTAGATAGAGGACAAATACTAGATTGGTTTGGAGATCGTCTTACTGATAAGGATAAGGAGAACTTAAGAAGTGCAGAAATCTTTAATGCTACTGCATCTTATGGACAATCTCCAGAAGTTATTACTACTACTTATCCACATTATAACTATACTGGTACTAAGATTCTTATGCAACTTGTTACATGGAAAAGTGAGAAGAAGATTGGAACTCTTACATATGTTGATGAAAAAGGACAACCTCAAACAAAAGTAGTTGATGAAAGTTTTAAGATTCCTGCAGACTTAAAGGGGCAAATGAAGGTAGAGTGGAACTGGATTCCTAGAACATGGATTGGAGTACAAGTTGGGCCTACAATATTCTTTGCTTATGAGAGTCCTTATCAGTTTAATACTGTAGATAATCCTTATAAGTGTAAACTCCCATTCATTGGTAGAATCTTTAATAACATTAATAGTAAGCCTACATCTCTTGTAGATCTTATTAAACCTTATCAATATTTATATAACATTATTTGGTATAGACTAGAGTTAGAATTTGCTAAAGCAAAGGGTAAGAAGTTTGTAATGGACATTGCTCAAATACCAAAATCTAAAGGATGGACAGTAGAGCAATGGATGTATTACTTTGATACTCTGGGTATTGCATTTGTAAACTCAGCAGAAGAAGGTAGAGAAGGAGATCCAAGCTCTGTATCCAAATTTAATCAGTTTACTGGTATAGATATGACCTTAAGTAACTCTATACAAGGTTACTTCTCAATGCTAAATAAGATTGAGGAAGCAGTAGAGAGTATTACTGGTATCTCTAGACAAAGAAAAGGACAAATTAATTCTTCTGAGACAGTAGGAGGTGTAGAAAGATCTGTAGTACAAAGTAATGCCTTAACTGAGATATACTTTCATGAGCACTCTATGGTTAAAGAGAAAGTCTTAGAACATTTACTTGAGATAGCTAAGATTGCATACTCTACTAATGAGCAGGGAAAACTTGTTTTTGATGAGTTTTCTAGAACATTACTAAATACTAAATCTCTCTTAAATACTGATTTTGGTTTATATGTATCTGATAGTATTAAAGATAACTCTGTTCTTGAACAACTTAAGGGACTTGCTAAAGAGGGTATATCTTCTGGTACTTTACAGTTCTCTAACTTTGTTACTCTTCTTAAGAGCAACTCTATATCTGAAGTAGAATCTTCTATTAAAACTTCTGAGGAAAGAAAGATGAAAATGCAGGAACAACAATCTGCTAACCAACAACAACAGATTGAGAGTAATGAAAGAATTGCTAGAGAAAAAATGGATAGGGAAGAAGCTCAGAAACAACTTGATAGAGAAGCTAGACTTAGAGAAGCTGAGATTAGAGCACTTGGTAACATTGGTATGAGTAATCCTGATGTAAATCAAAATGCTATTCCTGATGTAATGGAACAAACCAAATTATCTCTACAACAATCTAAACAACAGTTTGAGCAAGTTGAGAAACAACAAAAAATGGAACTTGAGAAAACTAAAATGCAAGTTCAACAAGAAATGCAAGATAGAGAAAACTCTCAACAGAATAAAGTTCATGCTGATAAGATGAGACTTGAGCAACAAAAATTAGCTCTTAAGAAAGAAGAGATAGCTATTAAGAAAAAAGCTCTTAAGTATAAGCCTAAAAGTAAATAACGTATAAAATTAAAAACATAAAATATGCCTAACTCAGTAAAGAAAGAAGAAGAAGTACAAGTAGTAGAAACTGTAACTCCTGTAGTAGAAGAAGTAGTAGTACCTGTAGAAGTTAAACCTTCTTTTAATAAAGAAGAAATTGTAGCTAAACTTGCAGAGTTAGCTTCTATCTTTAGAACTATGTACGGAGAACAATTGAATCCTGTATTTGCAGAGATTCATAAATCTCTCTCTAATGCACAGTATAAAATTATGCAAAACCTTTAATAGATATGAATAAGAAAGGTATTAAAAAATATTTACCAGGAGCAGAATCATTAGCAACATCTTTTGGAGATAAAGCAGGGGCTGCTATGGGAACTTATGGAGGTGCTATAGGTTCTGCAGCAAGTTCTTTAATGCCTTTGCTTATGAAAAAACCTGATCCTAATGCTAAACCTTATAAGAAAGGTAGCAAACTAATTAAGTATGAGGAAGGTACTAAAAAAACTATTGTATCTGATCCAAATGATCCTGAAAATTTTAAAAGAAGAGCTAAACAATCACAAATTACAGAAGATGCTAACTCTGCCAGAAATACTTATGAAGCAAGACTTGCTGGAGAATCAAGCAGAGATGCTTATGAAAAACAACAAGCTGCAGGACTTAATTTGTTAAACACAACTGGACCAAGAGTTACTGAAAATAATAATACTAATATGGATAATAGTAGATTTGAAAAAATGATGTCTAGCGACATTAGAAAAAGTAGTACAGGATTAACTCCTTCTCCTGCTTATGGTACAACTTCTTCTGCAGCAAAAAAGCCTGCAATGAGACAAAAACCTGTAATGACTGCTGAAATGAAAAGAGTAGCAGCACTTCAACAAAAAATGAAAGCTGCTGGTTATAATATTAAAGTAGATGGTGCTTGGGGTAATGAAACTCAAAAAATTTATAATGCTTATAATAAAGATAGAGCATCTGATAATTCCAGAAAAAATACTGTAAATACTGGACAAGGACCTACAATACAATCTCAAAGAAACTTAACTCCTGCAATGCAAGGTAAAGTTCTTCCTGAAGTTACAGTTACTGCTCCTGCTAAAAATACTTATAATCCTCTTGATAGTCCTGTATTAAGACAAGCTGCTAAAGATACTCAAGTTAGAATGAGTAAAGAACAAGCTATTGTAGATGCTAAAGCAAAAGCTAAACAAGCTAAGATTACTAGAAATGAAAAATCTCTTCCTTCTGCTACAGAATCTAATAGACTTACTTTTAATGCTAGTGATAAAGGACAAGGTCAAGACTTTACTACAGCTCAAGATAATGCTCTTAAACAAAACAAACTTGTTGGAGATGGTGCAACTAGTAAAAACTCAACAAGAGTAGAAACATTTGATTTTGGTACATCAGCTATTAAAGCTATTAAATTTTTTGGAGGTAATACTAGTAATGCTGTACCTAAAATGCCAAGTAAAATAGGAAAAAGTATGTCTGGAGCAAGTATGGTTGCTAAAAACAAATCTATTGCAAACAACTTTAAACCACCAACTCCTATTAAACCTGCAATGCCTGTAGATAATAGACCTGGAATGGAAGCTATAAGAAATTATAGATCTAAAATGCCTGGAATAGGACTTCCTAATATGCCAAAACCAATAAGAGGTTTAGAAGCTCCAATAAAAGCTACTCCAAAAAAACTTGGTGGAATGTCTGCAATAAAACCTGTTATTAGAAAAGGAACAATGCCTCTTAATATACCATCTCCTACTATGCCAAAAGCATTTGCAAATGGTACTAAGAAACTTTCAGGATATAGTAAACTAGATAGTAAACTAGGAGGATTACTTCCTGGAGGTGTAACTAGGGCTGAAGCTAAAACTTTAAAAACTGAAAGACAAAATGAAAAAAAACTAATTACTCTTAGAGAAGATGCAGAAGGAGCTAGAAAAAATTATGAAACTAGACTAGATGCTGAAGATGCAAGAAAAACCTATGAAGCTAGATTAGCAGGAGAAAGTGCTAGAGATGCTTATGAAGCTCAACAAAAACAAGCTCCTAGTAAATCTCTTAAAACTCAATATGAGGAAAATAAAGGAGGTTATAGTAGAGCACTTAAGAGTGGTAAGAAAGATTCTTCTGGTAATCTTGTAGATCCTAGTACCGGACTTGCTTATAAACAACTTCCTGCTAGAACTGGAGGAGGTGCTGGTGGATCTGGAAAAGGTGGTTCTAAACCTGCTACTACTGCTCCTAAAGGAAATAGTCTATTTAAGAATGGTGTAGCTGTTAAAAATTTTAAAGATAAAAATACAGGTATTACTTACTATACTAATGGTAGAGCATTTAATGAGAAGACTGGTAAAATGGCTAAGTATGCTCATAATCCTAAAAGTAATAAAATAGGTCTTCAATTTGATAAAGCTAAAGCTGCTCCTGTTAAGAAAAGAAAAGGTGATGATACTTACATGGATGAAGTAATTGATACTGGTTCAAGAATTGCAGGTTCTATTGGTGGTGGTTTATTAGCAGGAGGAACAACATTGGGTGTAGGTTCTGTTGCAGGAGCTGTTGCAGGAGATTATGCAGGTAAAAGATTTGGTAACTGGTTGAATAAGAAACTAGGTTATAGAGAAGAAGATGATATTTCTCAAGAAGGATACTCACTTAAAGAAGGAGCATTAGCAGGTGTTGGTGGTGCTGCTGGTAAACTTATTAAATTTGCTGCTCCTGTAGTAGGAAAAGTTGGTGGTGCAATAGTTAGTAGAGGGGGTAAAGAACTTGCAAAAGTATCTGGTGCTCCATTAGGTAGAGCATTATCTTCTGTTGCTAAATCTAAAGCTGGACAAGTTGTAGGTAATGTTGCTAGTAAAGCTAAGAATCTTGTAAGTAGAGGTGGTGGAAGTAATACTGCTGCTGCTCAAACTACTAGTAAAGTTGCTTCTAAAGTTAATGCTCCAGGTGCTATAAGTAAAGTTGCTCCAACTGCACAATCTTCTAGAGCTGTAGGTAAAATAGGACCTCTTCCAACTAAAGCAGTTAGAGGTACTAGAGGAAGGTTTACAAAGAATCCAGCAAAAGCTCCACTTAAAGCTAATTCTACTGTTAATCCTAAACAACTACTTACTAAAAGAGGAGCTACTAGTTCTGTTAATGCTAAACCTACTGTTACAGCACAAGGTGCAGTACAAGGTCCTGCAAAAGCTAACTTAAGTCAAGGTATATCTAATAAAGCTAAAACTGCTGGAAGAAAAACAAAGGAAGTTGGTAAGAAAGCTATCAATTTTGTTAAAAATAACAAGAAGAAAACTGCTGTTGGTGCAGTAGGAGGAGCAGGTTTAGTAGGTGGAGGATATGCACTTTCTAAAACAAGAACTGGTGAATAATAAAAAACTAATAAAAAATATTAGAGAGTATAATAAACAACGTATAACAATTTAAAATTAAAACAACATGTTTGGAGATTTTGTAGATGAAGAACTAGAAAACAGAAAAAATACATCTGAAGAGACAGATGTAGATGAAGAATACTTTGAAGA